GACCGGATTTCTATTGAGCTGGCAGGGCTGAAGCGTTCAAGGGACGCACTGGTTGAGAAAGCAGGTAAATCAATCAGAGAAAGCCATGACAGAATAACTTCCTTATTATATACGCTGAAATCTGACAAGAAAAACGCCGAGAACAAATTAAGGCTTGCTGAAATGGATCTGGAACACGCCAACAAAGGAATTGAACGCCACAAAGTAGCATTGGCACAGGCTAAAAAGAAATATACGGAAGCGTTAAAAGAGAAGTGGGACGGCGATACCGAACTTACTGCAATCCGTGGAGCAGAGTTTGATCTGGCAGCAGCTATTTGCCCGACATGCGGACAGGCACTTCCAGAAGAACAGGTAGAAACTGCGAAGCGCAAGTTTGAGTTCAACAAGCAGTCCAGAATCGCCAAAAAGTTAGAAGAAAAAGAACAGTTTGAGAAAAATAAACGCACCAAACTGGAGCAGATCACTGAGGACGGCAACGAAGCTTCCGAGGGATTGAAAACGGCGAAAGAAACTAAGAAAGAAGCAGAAGCAGCTATTGAAGATACCAAGAAAAAGCTTGCATCTCTGGCACTTGAAATCGCAGAAACGGAAAAGGAAGCAGAGAAACCGATTCCAGAACCGGATATTTCTGGCGATGAAGAATACAAGGCAGTTTGCGACAAAATCTCAGCATTAGAAGAAAGTCTCAATGGCATCGGAAACGGTGAAAATGACAGGATTTTATTAAGCAACAATCGTCATTCTCTGGAAGCAAAACTCAGAGATGTTGAAGCAAAGATTAAAACTCAGACTGCAAGGCTTGAGGAAAAAGCTAATAACCTTGAAGCATTGCAGGAAGAGCAGAAAAAGCTTTCACAGAAGCAGGCAAATATTCAGCAGAAAGTGGATCAGCTGACCGAGTATTCCATTGAGAAGAATAAGGCACTGGCAGCAGTGATTAATCCGCACTTCAAACACTTCCAGTTCCAGTTCCTTGACTACACACAGGACGGTGAACCGATGGAAACTTGCCGGATGATCTGCAACGGTATTGATTATGCAAACGGTCTGAACCACAGCGACCGGATCCTTTGCGACATTGACCTTGTGATGGGATTACAGGAGATGAACGACTTACGGCTTCCGGTTTGGGTTGACGATACCGAAAGCATAAATTCGGACAGGATTCCAGAATTGGATACACAGATGATTCTGCTGAAAGTTTCAGATGGGGAATTAAGTGTGAAAAATATTTAAAAATAATTCGAACAGATTCGCAAAGGAAGAGCTTCGATAGGCGTAGCGGTGGAATAGAAGCGCATTGATGAGATCGCAAAGGAATGGCAAGTCAAGGAAAAGCAATACAATGGTGTAGAAAAGCAAGAAAATCATTAGAAAAGAAAAGGAGAATTAAAATGGCAAACAAAACGCAGGTAGCAACAGTAGGAGAACAGCAGGCGGCAATTGTGATTAACAACCAGTTTATTGACGGATTGACAAAACAACTTGAAGAAAAATGTAAATATGGTCTTTCTTTTCCAAAGGACTACAATCTTAGCAATGCACTTATGGGAGCGTATTTGGTGCTCAAGGAAACAAAAGATAAAAATAATAAGCCGATTTTGGAATCTTGTAGCCAGATTAGCATTGCAAACAGTCTTATGAATATGGCGACACTAGGGCTTTCAGTGCAGAAAAAACAGGGATATTTCGTTAGTTATGCCGATCAGTGCCAGTTCCAGAGATCATATTTCGGAAACATTACGATCGCCAGAAGATACGGAATGAAAGACATTCACGCAGAGATTATCTACCAGGGAGATAAATTCAAATATCATATTGAAGATGGAAATAAGGTTCTGGATTCTCACGAACAGGATTTTATGAACATTGATAACGAAAAAATCCTTGGAGCATACGCAGTTGTGCTGATGGAAGATGGAACGAAACATCTGGAAGTAATGAACATCAAACAGATTAAACAATCTTGGTCGCAGGGGTTCGGATACAAGGAAAATGGGAATGGTACACACCAGAAATTCACCGATCAGATGGCGAAGAAAACTGTTGTCAATCGTGCTTTAAAGCAGATCATCAACACTCATGGTGATGTTTTTGTACAGGAAGCAGACAATGATACAGAAACAGTTTCAAAAGATGACGCTTTTGCATCTGATGTTGCATATGATATCGAGCAGAACGCTAACACCGAAGAATTTATCCCAGAGTCAATGGCAATCGAAGAACAGCCGAAGCAGCCGACAGTCGCAGAAGTTATCCAGGCAGCAGAGAAAGAACCGGTCCCGGCAGCAGGTAAAGAACCAGAGATTCCAGATTTTATGAAGCAGGAGGAAATTTAAGCAATTAAATATATTATCAAACGTGAGTAAATATACTCAAAGATACTTAAAATCCATAGTATTAGTTGGTAACTTAAAACCACTGAAATCATAGGAAAGAAAAGCCAGCGCAAGTTGAAACAGTCTTGCTAACTATAGGGTAGAACCTTGATGGTAATGATTGAGTAATGGTAGAAGTCCATGAAAACCAAATGGCAAAAAACAAAATTTTAGAAAGGAAAAGCTATTTAGATGAACCTATATCTAATCAATAAAAAAAGAATTTATAGGTATGTACCGATGGCTTAGTCGGGAATTTACGACTGTGGAGTGTACAAGAACTTGTGAGTAGTGTGTCACTTGCGACCACCAAAGCATACACGATGAAGCAGTAACTACAAATTGTGAGATTGTAGCGAATCATCTAGCATATACATTTGTATATGTTTTTAGTAGCAGGAAATGTGATATGAGTTTACATGATGTATTTACAGTATTATGCGTGATTGCTTATATCGTCTTCGTTGCACTTGCAGTATACGCCATTAAGAAGAAAAACACTTTACCGATGCTGGTTGCGCTGGTAATTTCAAACTTCTTCGACTTAATGGTTTCACTTACAGCAAAATAAGGAGGTGCTAAAAATGAGCAATAGTGAAATTTTAAAGAAAGCAAAGGAACTGGTTGAGCTTCTGGAAAAACAGGAAAAATCATGCAGGGTGAGATTATCCGAGCTTAATCCGGGAGATATCTTCCAGACTACCGGAAAGCGAAAATACAAGGTCTTGGAACAGTACACAGAGCATACCAAGATCATTTCACTCGGATTCGTGAAAGAGAATGTGAAATTTGATGATGATACAACTGACTATAACAAATCATCCTTGAAGAAACTCTGTGATACTGAAATCCTGAAAGATTTTGAAGAAGAGTTTGGAGAAGAGAATATCGAAACTGACATATCAGATCTGATTACCGTGGATGGACAGAAAATCGGAGAAACGGAATGCAAAGTTAGACCACTGACGTTTGATGAAGCGCGTAAATACACAGAACTGACGCCAAATGATGAATTGGATGATTCCTATTGGACTTGCTCCGCATGGAGCACAGTGGAAAGAGGATGGAAATATGCGCTTGCCGTTGTTCCGCCTTCCGGCTATGTCTACAGCAATGGCTACAGCCGCAGTAGCGGTGTTCGCCCAGTTTGTATCTTAAAATCCAATCTCTTTGTATCTAAAGTGGAGGAATGAAAATGAAGAAAAATCTGAAATATTTTGAAAATGAATTAAACCGGATCAACAAAGAATTTGCTGAATATAAAAAGCAGCATATGGAAAAACCGGAAATCGGTAAAACAGTAGAAATCGCCGGAATGGAATGGATGATTTTGGATAAGACAGAAAAAGGATATTTTGCCGTTTTGAATGGATTCGATGGAAAAGAAAGAGCATTTGATTCGGATTCAAATAACTGGATTTCAAGTAAACTTCGAGAAGAATTAAACACTAAATTCTTGAAAAAGATTGTGGACGAATTAGGAGAGGATGCAGTCATCGGATTTGATCGTGATTTACTTTCTCTGGACGGTCAGACAGAATACGGACATTGCGAAGATAAGATTTCACTTTTGACTGTGGATGAGTACCGGAAATATCGTAAATTACTGCCGAACATGCCGAAATGGTGGTGGTTGATTACGCCATGGAGTACACCAGTAAATGATTACAATTCAACGCTTGCCGTTGTTCCGCCTTCCGGCGGTATCATCAGCTATTACTGCAACGACAGTCGCGGTGTTCGCCCAGTTTGTATCTTTTCTTCTTCAATCTTTGAATTGGGAAGTGATGATTAATGGCAAACGAAGATTTAAAGGTAATAACAAAAGCTAAGCAGCTTGCAAAGCATACATTAATAGTTACGAGCAATGCCAGACGATACCCGAAGAAATACAGGTTTTCACTTGTAGATAAAATGCAAAATAAAGCATTAGAAATCTACGAACTGCTTTTTGAAGCCAACCGAACTGATCTGAAAGATTATAAAAGAGAACGATTAGAGCTTCAAACGAAAGCCATTACTCATTGTGATGAGTTGATGTACTTTATAGAACTTTCATATGAATTAGGAATTATCAACTCCGGTGGAATGGAGTCATGGTCACAAATGGTCAAAGATATAAAGTACATGACTATTTCATGGAGAACAAAAGACAGAAACAGGTAACAACTTGGGTTATGCGTTGCAATACCGTTGTTTCGCCTTCCGGCAATATCAACAGCAATAACTACAACAACAGTAACGGTGTTCGCCCAACCTGGATCACAGGCAGACAGAGTAAGCGCAAAGCTGAAATCAGTAAAGATACAAGTAAATGCATAACCTTTCCGGAATGGATAAATATAAAGGAACAAAAACAATGGATAAAGAAATTGTTGCAAATTTTGAGAATTTATATCGTTCTTACAAGAAGGTTAAAAGCGGTAAAAAATTTAACTCAGGCACTGCAAGGTTTTCTAATTTATCTCTTGAAGGCATTCACCTTCTAAAAGAACAGTTGGAAAGCCAAACGTATACCATAAATCCATATAATAAATTTCAAATCCATGAGCCAAAAGAACGGACAATAGAATCATGTTCATTTAAGGATAAAGTAGTGCAGAGATGCTTTTCAGATTACGTTCTGACACCGAAGCTTGAAAAAATCCTGATTAAATGGAATACCGCTGGACAACAGGGAAAAGGACAACATATGGCAATGGACGGTTTAAAGGAGCAGATGTTGGATTTCTATGAAAAGAATGGAATAAATGGATGGATTGTAAAATGTGATATTCATAAATATTTTTACAGCATAGATCATGAAATAATGAAAGACGTACTTGACTACTATTTTGATGATGATTTTGCAATCTGGCTGAATCATTTATTTATTGATAGCACAGGAAATCCAGGACTGCCATTAGGAAACCAGGTCAACCAGAAATATGCATTGCTGCTACTTCATTCGTTGGATCAGATGATAACGATTGAGTTTGGAAATCTATATTATGGACGATATAACGATGATTTTTATGTGTTGTGCAAAACAAAAGACATCGCCAGAGAAATTCTTGAAGCAATTCGAATGATGGTTAAAAGTCTCGGGCTGGAATTGAACCCAAAATCGCAAATTGTACCGTTCCGAATGGGACTGTGTTATCTTGGATTCCACCATTACGTGACTGATGAGGGAAAATATATCAGAAAATTACGTGGTGACAGAAAAAGAAATACTCAGAAAAAGGTTCGTAGATGGGTTCGTGCAGTAAACAAAGAAAAGATGCCAGTGGAAAAATTTAACGAAAAATATGGAGCATGTAGGAATCATATGCTTCATGGAAACTGTATTAAATTATGCCACAGTATGGATTTGGAAATTGAAAGGAGAATGAAATGAGATTAATTAGTCAGACAGGAGATATTGATATTCCTTACGAAAATGCTTCATTAAGCAGAGCTGAAAATATCATAAGAGCATACATTCCAGAGACCGGTGAAAAAGGAACAATTATGGCTGTTTACTCAACAGAAGAACAGGCGAAAGAAGCAATGAGTATGATTATGTATGCGCATATTTCAAACAAACCAATATTCATTCTTCCAAAAGAAGGAAAAACAAAATTGGAATCGACTTTCTTGGGAAGATACGAATTAAGACTTCTTAGAGAAAATCTTCCCAATGTAATGGATTTAAAAAACGGAAATGGAGACTACGTTCTTCCGCGAAAAATAAGAGATAGCATCAAAGAAATTGCCGCAGCTTTAAATGTGTCGGGATTATAAAATAAAGGCGGTGATTCCAGTGCTCATACGAGTAATTTCAGCAGGAAGTACGAAAGACAACTATGTTTTGGACACAACTATGGAGGCGATGAGCTATAGAAGAAGAGTGGAAATGGATTGATGGATTTGAAGGGTTATATCAAATTTCAAATATGGGAAGGCTGAAAAGCTTTAGGAGAGATTTGAACGGGCACATAATGTCAAATAAAAATAAAAACGGATGGTATTTTACAGTAAATCTTTATGATGAAAGAAACAAATGCCATACAGCTAGAATACATACATTAGTTGCTAAGCACTTCATAGGAGAAATACCAAAAGGATACCACGTGCATCATATAGATGGTAATAAGCAGAACAACTTGGTCACTAACTTAAAAATAGTGCATCCGTCAGAACATAGAAAAGAGACTGCCAAAATGTTCCCGCAGGTAAAAACGGGAATAATCCGTTACAACCAGTACGAACGTCCGAAAACAATATATATGTATGACACGGATGGCAACTATTTAGCCTCTTTTCCGAACGCAACAGCGGCGTCAATCATTACTGGTATATGCTCCAGAAATATACTCCAAGTCGCCAATAAAAACGAATATAAACCGGGAAAAGTAAGAAAAACAGCCGGAGGTTTTGTATGGAAGTTTGAAAGTGAGGTGATTTGAAGTGTTCATGCGAGTAATAAATACAGGTAGCCATTCAGGAAACTGTTATGCACTGAAATCTGAATCGGGAGAAATCTTGCTTTTGGATTGTGGATGTAGATATTCAAAGATTTTGAAAGGAATTTCATACAAAATATCAGGCGTTTCAGGATGCTTACTTACCCATGAGCATGGTTAACCCATGGCGATCACACTAAAGCTATTAGTGAAATCATGAACGCCGGAATCGCAGTTTATACCGGACAAGAAACAATCAATAACTTAGGCATAACGGACGGAACTATAAAAGCTGTTGCTGAAAAGAAATACTTCAAAATCGGCTCGTTCAGCGCAGTTCCGTTCAGCCTGCCGCATACATCTGCAAATAAAGAGCCGTGCCCGAACTTCGGGTATCTGGTGGAGCATGAGGAAATGGGAAAGCTTCTTTACCTGACAGACTTTGAACATTGCCGATACAGGTTCAAGTCAATGGAACTTAATCACTTGGTTATCGGCTGTAATTACTGCGAGGAGCTGATAGACAGAAACAACCCGAAGTGGAGGCACCAGGTCACCGGGCATTGTTCTTTGTCAACTTGTAAGCAATTCATTAAGGAAAATCTCACAGAATCGCTCAAAACGATAACACTGGTACATTTGAGCGGTGATGCTTCGGATGCTAAAAAAATGTTTAAAGAAGTCAAAGAAGTTGTTGGGGATGATGTTCTGGTTCAGATTGGACGGGCTGGACTGGAAGTTGATTTAAACTTGTTTCCATTTTGAAAGGAGAGGGGGATATGGAAACGACAGATTGTAGCAAATGCAGATTCCGTAATTGCTGCACGTTAGCCTGGGATTACGGATCGCTGTACTGTAACGATTATGAGGAGGAAGATACATGGAACATTTCTTAGAATCACTTAAAAAAATAAAGAAGTCATCAACTCACAGTAATCCAGAAGAAGTTGCCCCCCTGTTCTATCAATATAACAGGGGATGGAATGATGCACTGGAAAAGGCAAAGGAACTTTTCACATCTTACAATCCGGTGACTGAATGGATTCCGACAGAATTAATGTTACCACCGGAGCCAGACGAAGATGTTGATATCGAGGAACTTCCGCAGTACACGGTAACAATCAAGGGTGCTGAATGGCCAACATCCCTGAGATACATTGGAAACGGTGAATGGGCGGATGTTGGAGTCGGAAGAGAGATAAAATACACGGTTTCGGCGTGGATGCCGATGCCTAAAGCTTATAAGGAGAAATAACATGAACAAAGTAATTTTGATCGGTCGATTAGTGAAAGACCCGGACATACGTACCGGAACCAATAACATAACCATTGCCAGATACACTCTTGCAGTAGAAAGACAGTATCGTAAAGATAATGAGCGGAAAGCAGATTTCATAAATTGTGTTGCACTTGGTAAAAATGGAGAGTTTGCTGAAAAATACCTGCATAAGGGAATGAAAATTGCAGTCATCGGCAGCTGGCAGACTGGAAACTATACGGACACTGATGGAAAGAAGATTTACACAAATGACTGTCTGGTAGAAACACATGAGTTTGTGGAAAGCAAGGGCAAAAGCAACCAGCCTGAAAACATCGGCGCAGTTCCACCGTCAGCACCGGCAAGTGACACATTTGTTGAACCGGCTTACGATCCGGATTTACCGTTTAGCTAAGGAGTAGTGATGGAAGATTTAATTATAGATTGCTTTGCCGGTGGTGGAGGGGCATCTGTCGGAATTGAAATGGCGCTTGGAAGGTCAGTAGACATAGCAATTAATCACGACCCCGACGCTATCCTGATGCACAAGACAAACCATCCCGGGACGTTGCATCTGACAGAAGATATTTTCAAAGTAGATTTACAGAAATATGTCGGAAATCAGCATGTAGCGTTGATGTGGGCTTCCCCGGACTGCACAAGCCATTCAAAAGCTAAAGGCGGACAGCCGAGAAAACAAGGACTTCGTATTCTTCCGTGGGCTGTATATAAACACGCAAAAGCAATTCTTCCAGATGTAATCATTATGGAAAATGTAGAAGAAATCCAACAATGGGGACCATTGGACGAGAAAGGGCATCCGATCAAGGAAAGAGCCGGTGAAGATTATCGAAAATTCATTTCAGCAATGGAAAATATTGGTTATGAATTTGACAGCCGGGAACTGGTGGCTGCGGATTATGGAGCACCGACTACAAGAAAAAGATGGTATGCAGTATTCCGTAGAGATGGGAAACAGATAATATGGCCGAAACCTACGCATAATCGCTTTGGCACAGACAATCTGAAGCCATATGAACAGTGTGGAGATTATATTGATTGGTCAGACTTAGGAAAGAGCATTTTTGAGCGCTCAAAACCGCTGGCAGAAGCAACACAGAAGCGCATTGCAAATGGAATTAAGAAATATATTGTTGATAATCCAGATCCTTACATTGTGAAAAATAAAGATGCATTAGCATTCATAATTCAATATCACGGAGAAGTCAGAGCAGGTGATTCCAGAGGGCAATTATTGACTGAGCCAATTAAGACTATTGACACTTCAAACAGATATGGACTCGTGACTGCATTTATTACAAAGTATTACAAAACCGGAATCGGTCAAGGATGCGAGGAACCGCTGCATACGATAACAACTTCGCCCGGTCACTTCGGTGTGATATCCGCTTTTCTGGTTAAATATTACGGAACAGGGTGCGGACAAGTGTTAAATGAACCACTCGGAACCATTACCACAAAAGACAGGTTCGGACTGGTAAACGTTTTAGTAGATATTCATGGAGAAAAATACATTATTTCAGATATCTTTCTCAGAATGTTAAAGCCGGAAGAATTAAAGGTAATGCAGGGGTTTCCGAAAGATTACATCATTGATCGGGATTACAAGTGGAGAAATTATCCGATTGCAAAACAGGTAGCAAGAATCGGGAACAGTGTGGTTCCGGTTATGGCGGAAGCACTTGTGAAAGCTAATTGCCCGTATCTGAAAGTTGGAGAGCGCAAAGCTGCACCAATGATTTATATGCAGAATAATGGACAGGTAGCATTTGGATAGAAAGGAGTGATACTTGGTGGATTATAAAAAGCTCCGTCAGGCGAAAGCCATTGAAGCAAGCAATAAGAAGAAACTTCTGAAGGTAAATCCAAAACTGGATGAAGGAACCGGAATATATATACTCTGGCGTACCGAAACCCATGGATATATCGGGCAGTCAGTAAAACTTCTTACCAGACTGGCACAACACATGTCAGGATATGAACAGCATATTGATCGTTCCATGAAAGCACATGGGTTGTATTCGGAAGAAAATAAGAGCGGATACAAGATTGACTTCTTTCACTGCCCGGTATCACAGCTTGATGAAAAAGAACGAGAATATATCCAGAAAGCCATTGATGCCGGATGGATTGTAAAAAATAAGACTGGCGGTGGACAGGATGAGGGAAAAGAAAAGATTGCTGATTACCGACCATCAAAAGGATATCGTGATGGTATCCAACAAGGCAAGAAAACTCTGGCCCGTGATTTATCGCACATCATTGATACTCATTTGCAAATCACTCTGAAGCCAGAAAAGCAGAACAACAAAACTTCAATCAAAGCTTTCAAAAAATTCAAAGAAATGCTTGATGAAAGGAACTATGAGAAATGACTATACGTGAAATAAAGAGCAGAAAGCACATGGAATACAAACAGAATCGTAAAGATATTTATTATTTCATCGTAAAATATGAAAAACGCAAAGGCGAAATGCCACAGATTAAAACGATAGCTGAGGAATTGGACTTAAGCCCCAGTGCAGTTCAGAGACATTTACGTCAGTTTGCGGATGATGGACTGATTGAATTTTCGTGGAGCAATTCTCACAGAAAATACCGGCTGATAAGAAAGAACGAAAGATGAAGCTTTACGATCTGTACACCTTAGATGGGACGTTCGTAGATACTCTCACTCGGAAAGAAGCTGTTGAAAGGTTCAGCCTTTCCGGGTGGGATTTCAAATCAAAAATAGACTACAGAGAACCTATCAATGGTGAATATTACCTGGATGATTCGGAAGACGATATCACTGTTAGAAAGCATAAGGACAAAGACATGCTTGCACAGTTTGACTTACTCACATCGAAGTTGAGAAAAATATTAAAAGTGGAGGGAAAATAATGGCAGAGAATTGTAATGAATGTAGTATCGCATGGATACGTGGAAGTGATTATGCTGAGATATCGGCGTACAACGGAAGTACTTTAAAGAATCGAACACTTAAGCTGAAAGAAGAAAACCCGGAAGATGTGAAGGTTATCGCAATTAACAAAGATGGCTCGATTTTCGCTCATGTTCCGAGAAAATACGTGCCAAATTTACGAGCCCCGAGAAAACTGACAGAAGAGCAGAGGGCAGAACTGATTAAGCGAGGAAAGAACATGTCGAAATGGAAGGTAACTGATGTAGAAGAAACGCCAGATTTCGATTTTGACGATGAGGATGAAGGAATCCTCGATGGCGAAGATAAAATCGGTTTTTAGGAGAAAAAAATGAGAGTAGATGTTCAGATGAGAAATAACGCTATAACGATTCAAGGATTGAGGGTGTATCTGGCAGAAAAATACGGGATCCGCAAAGGAAACCGTATCAAGTACACAGAACGCGGAGATGAAAAAGTGGAACACATTTATGAGGTCGATGCGATTTATCCGCATTGTGTGTTGCTGCGAGATATTTTCGATAACACAAGGATTTGCCCGTGTTACGGAAAATTAAGAATGATGTTGAATGAAATTGAGTAAATATGAAGATGGTTAAAAGAAAGGAATAACGAATCCTCGGTAAACCGAGGTTGTATTAAGATTAGTATGGTGAATTGATACATAAAGTTTGACGGAGTGGCTGTGCCTAAGTAAGCACTTAATAATGAATCCAAGCCGATTGTCAGACTATCCTCGCACAGGATTTGTAGCGTGGTGTTATGAAAGTATGTTGGTTTTCAACAGGAATAAGCAGTTTTGTAGCGTGTTATCTGGCAAAGGATGTTGACGAGATTATCTATACTCATGTGTCGAATCAGCATCCAGACAGTCTGAGATTCTTGCATGATTGCGAGAAGTTGCTAGGAAGAAAGATAACGATAATCCAGTCAGATAGGTTTGACTCAGTGGATGACGTGATGGAGTTCACGCACACAATGAATACTCCGTTTGGTTCTCCATGTACGAGATATTTGAAGAAAGAAGTAAGAAAAAAATGGGAATCCGAGCATCCAGATCACCACACCTACGTATGGGGGTTCGATGTGAATGAAAAGAGCAGAGCAGAGAATACCTGCAAGGCTCTGAGCGATTACGACCATGAGTTTCCATTGATTGAACATGGATTAACTAAACAAGAAGCGCACGGAATAGCGGACAGGTTAGGATTGAAACGTCCAGTTATGTACGAATTAGGATATCCGAACAATAATTGCATCGGATGTGTAAAAGGTGGCATGGGTTACTGGAATAAAATCAGATTGGACTTCCCAGAAGTATTTCAAAAGCGTGCGGAGCAAGAGCGTAGATTTGGAAGAAGCTGCATAAATGGCGTATTCCTTGATGAATTAGAACCAGACAGAGGAAACATAAATACAGAAATCATGGAGGACTGCACAATAGCGTGTCAGTTGCTTGCATGGGGAAAGTGAGGATGGGAAATGAAAAATAATAATTACGCTTCATTTTTCAAAACGAAACCAAAGAAAGTAGAGAGATACATTCGTTGCAGAAAATGTGGTGGAAACATGGAATGGAGTAGAGATTTCCCGCCACAAATCAAATGTACGAGGTGTGGATATACTGTATATCCACAACCTTATGAGCCAGATTGTATCAAACTGCCAGAAACATAGGAAGAATATTTTGAATTGTATGAGAAAATAAGGAGGAGAAATGGATAAATTAAAACCGTGTCCGTTTTGTGGAAAAGAGATAGATACGGACAAAAATGTATACATTCCAGAAAGAGACTGGGCACCGTCTTTTTACGATCCTGACAGTGGGGGGGGGATCCAATAGCCATTCACTGTGAATGCGGATTAACATTTTGCACAGACACATGGGATTGGAAGGAAGCTGTTGAAATATGGAATAAAAGAGTAAACAAGGAGGGCACGAAATGAAATTATTTAAAACAGTAGATGAGAAATTAGCGGAAATTGGATTTGTAAAAGAAGAAGAAGACAAGTATGGGTGTGTGTATAAAAGAAAAGATAAGGAATATAATTTTACACAAAAAGTCTTCATTGGACACAAAAAATCTGGTGGACATATTTTGCAGTCATATGATCCAGATTTAGGAGATGATAAAGGGATTGGAAATACTTGTGTTGGTCTTACAGGATATGAAATGAAACTGTTTATTAAAAAGATGAAGCAGTTGAAAATGTATGCGGGCAAGGAGGACGCGAAATGTTAATCAGAAGTCAGGATAAAGAAACATTAATCAATTTCAACAATTCAATCGTAGTCAACACCATGGTGGATATTGGAGGGGTAACGAAGATGTTCTGCTCATATTCATGCGATGATTATGTTATCGGGCATTATTCATCAAAAGAAAAAGCCATGAAGGTACTGGATATGATTCAGGAAACTTATGTAAATGGACATATTGATTATCAGATGCCAGCGGACAGTGAGGTGGTTGCATGAAGTACAGAAAGAAACCAGTTGTCATTGATGCAGTACAGTGGACTGGTACAAATCATCGAGAAATGTTCGATTTTCTGACGGACTATCAGTGTACAGACCAGTACATGTCGGCAGAAGGTAAGAATTTCTATATTGACCATTGGAAGGTTCCGGGTGGATTGGTTATTAAGACACTTGAGGGCGAACATCTGGCAAACATTGGTGATTATATCATCCGCGGCGTTCACGGTGAGTTTTATCCGTGTAAGCCGGATATATTCAGAGAAACTTATGAGAAGGCGGAAAGATGAGCGATAAACATAAAATATACGATTACATAAAAAGGACAATAAATCCTTATGGAAGACCTTTCGAGGGAACAGCTTACGAGTTGGGACTTAAAATCATGGATTATATCGAAAATATGGATGACGAGAAAGAAAATGGTTGGATTTCAGTAGACGAGAAAATACCAGATCCGGACAAGTACATCCTGGTATCATTTGAAAACTTTCCTATTCCGATGATTGGAATATATACAGTCGATGATGATGACGGCGGTACATTTAGGATTAGTGACGAAGACGATAGTTTTCTCGAACACGGTTTGTACGTGAACGCTTGGATGGAATTGCCAGAGCGTTATAAGGAGGGCAGATCATGATTACATTCTTGTTAGGATTCGTCCTTGGAATCATAATTGGCGTGACCGGACTTGTATGTGTAGCGATCATGTACGATAAGCACCACCCAAACGAATAGAAAGGAGAACGATATGCTGACAAGGAACAAAAAGCTGAAAGACTACGGTATTCCGGCAGAGGACATAGAAAAACTGAATACGATGCTGAAAGACTTCCCGGCAGAGTACGGATACCTGCTTTCCGGTGCCGCCTTGTCAGCTTGTCCGAAGAACACGGTGATAGCGGATATGGTGATTGAGAATATCCTACACCGGAAAAGTTACAGGAAAATCAGTAAAGAAAGATATATTCCGATGAACCCGAAAGACTTTTACGGATACAGGCGCAAGACCGTCGCTGTACTGTATGAGAGGATGAGGTTGTTGGGAGTGTGGGAGGAAAAATAAATGAAGTTAATTGATTTAATAGCAGCAACTGGCGCTGATCCTGAAAGCGATATAAAAATCCAGATATGTCACCCAGGAAGAAGATGGGGTGATTACGATACATTCAATGCCGGTTCAAAGCTGCTGAAACCATTTTATGGCTTAGAAATAAGCTGCCTTTCGGCAATAGAAACAGATGTAATCAGAGTTGAGTTGGATTTTGAAGAGAAAGAGGGTCGTGATTGAATGAGCAGACTGATTGATGCAGACGAATTAATCAAATACATCAAAATTTGGGAAATTGGCACAAGTATTAGTTCTGACCAGAAAGAGTTTATTGATTGCGTTAATAAACAGCCGACAGATTATGATGTAGATGAAGTTGCAGAGCAATTAGAGAATTATTTATTTGAAAAATATTGCATAGAAGGAGATACAACAATTGATGAAATCGTGAGAGGTGGTGGAGTTGAATGAGAGAAATTCTTTTCAAGGCAAAGCGGAAAGACAACAGCAAATGGATTAAGGGATATTATCAGAAAAGATATGACCTTTTAAGCAACGAAGAGCATTTAATCTTTCACGCTGATAGTTATAACGTATGGGAATATGCGGAAATTATTCCTGAAACCGTCTGCCAGTTCACGGGGCTTTGTGACAAGAACGGTAAGAAGATTTGGGAAAATGACATTCTGATGGCAAACTTGGACGAATCCTACCCAGAGGATGTGACATATGAAACTGTTGAATGGGGTGTTGCAGGATGGGTAACACATGAAGCTAATAGCATAGACAGACCGTATCTTGATGAGTTTGATCTGGAACATTTTGAAGTGGTTGGCAATATCTTCGACAATCCAGAATTATTACAGGAGGAATGAGATGAGTAAATGGTATGTAAGCGTCGGAATGAGCTTATCAATTGATTATGACGATATTGAAGCCGATACAAAAGAAAAAGCCGAGGAAATAGCAAAAAGTAAAGCATTGGAAGACATTGATTATAACAATTGTGATTGTGATACTGGCTATCCAATAGTGTATTGTTGTCTTGAGGAGGAATCATGAGTAAATCAGTATTAGTGATAGATACACCAAAATATTGTGCTTTATGCGTTTTGCGCAGTGGAGTGCATCACCCGTTCTGTAGAGTAAACAATAGAGATATTACAGATTTGAGTATTAGACCTGATTGGTGCCCACTGAAGCCATTGCCGGAGAAAATGAAAGTAACTGGGTTTTATAACGGCGAGTATTTTAAAGTAGGAGGCAAACCGCCGAGCTATAAAATCGGCTGGAATAAATGTATTGATGAGATCACAGGAGAGGTGAAATAGATGATTGATCTAGCGAATAAATGCGTATTAATCAGAACACATGAAGAGTATGAAAATATTCTGAAAGTAGCAAAAAGACAAGGATATAGATGGTACGGCGGAAAAGAAGCGTATCCATATCCATTTGAAGAACAGCAGATCCCGGATATATTAAAGTTCTATAGCAATAAAGAATTAACAAGAAATGCCAGCCTTGCACCGGGATATGAATTAGTAGAAGCACCAAACGTAATTGAAACAGCATTGACGGAATCATTTATTGAGTCCTTGAAGTTGATTGCAGGTACTGTAGAAAGTCAGATGGAAGAGGTGAAGTAGATGACTGACGAAATTTTTAATCTCATGGAATGCTTCCCTGAAAGCTACATAAACAGATGCGGGGAAATAATCCTTTCCAAAAAAGGAAATGTATATTTTACGGCAAAGAATTGTATTGATAAAGAAGATATCATCTGTAAGCTGCTCGAATGGTGTTCGAGGTCAATGGCAAAAGGAGAACCATACAGTTCGTGTAAAAGGAACTGTGAATGGAGAGGCCAGCTGATATCAAATCTTAACAGATATTTGGGTACAAACTTTGACCAAGAAGATATGTACTGGATTTACGATCAGCTCGGGAATGCTGTAAATCATAAACTGACGCTAAGATTCATCAGAAGTGATTTTAATTTGGCAATCATATATCAAGAAATAAAAGAGGTGAAGTAGATGGAGAGATTAACACTTGAAGAAGCTATTAAGCACGCAAAAGAAATAGCAGATATGAATTATAATGACGCAGAAAAATTTGACTCAAATGATTCTGTAGAAAATTATATGAAGGGCAATTGTATGAAATGTGCAGAACAGCACGAAAAACTTGCGGAGTGGCTTGAAGAATTAAAATCTTACAAAGAAGCAGAAGAACAGGGCTTGCTTGTGAGATTGCCGTGTAAGGTTGGAGATGATGTGTATATTATTCAAAGTCCACCTATATACGGATTAAATATTTTTTATGGATGCAAAAATGTTAATAGGGTATATCATCACTATATCGAATCAATTGCATTTGCCGGTAGCCACTGGTATGCGACAAGCCGTAATGAATATATGGAAAAAGTGCTTAATGATACTGCTTTTGGAACGACATGGTTCCTCACCCGCGAAGAAGCCGAGAAGAAGTTGGAGGAGATGAAAGCTAATGATTAAAGTACTGAATACCATTAATACTAGACTGATTCCTATATCGGTTTTACAGGATGTAAAAAGTAGAATCTCTGATTGGCTTGCATCCGGCGGGAAAGAAACCGATCCTTACATTCAGCGGCAAATTGATTATCTGAAAGCTGTTGAAAAAGCAGCATTGGATGAGAAAAATATCGTGTAAGTGGAATTGGAGGAGATGAAGAAGAATGGCTGAATATGTTAAAAAATCAGATGTAATAAAAATCATGGAGGATAATTCTTACATTATGGAAGTGTTTGGCGTTAAAAAGAAAATGATTGATGGGTTTGCGATGTGTTGTGATTTTGCAGACTTAAAAATTGTTGAGATTGATGATGAAGAGGAGAACTAACATGAAGCAGAGAAGAAATTGGAGGTGATGAAAAATGAATAAATGTTGCGCTAGTCAAGACGGTATATGCAGAAACAGTATTCTATTCGGTACAAAATGTGATGGTTACAAAGAAAGATGCACGCTGAGACCAGCTTATAGTACTCTTGAACGAGCAGTGAAAAATTATCAGCATAGTTTAAGAAAAATGTTTGGAGCGGAGGAGTGATATGAAACCAGAAGAAGTGATTGAAATCTTGCAGAAACGCAGCGACTTAATCAAACAAGACTGGCCGCATATGCCTGACCTTGTGGAATATCAGAAAGCATTGAAGCTGGCGGTTAAGGCATTGAAAAAGCAGATCCCGAAGAAAGTTTTATACGAAGATGCTGGGTTTGACTGTCATCGTGATGCAAACTTGTACGCCTGCATATGCCCGTCGTGCGGATTGCATATCATTGATTTTTCGGACGATGATGTAGATTCTAAATGTAACAGTGATAACCCAGAAGATATGTTTCATTCCAGTATGGTGCATCATGCGTATATTGGTATGAATAATTACTGCAACAGATGCGGTCAGAAATTAGATTGGAGAGAAAAGGAATAGATAAATGGCTAAAGTAAGCTGGATCAAAATTGAAACAGAGATGTTTAATAATGTTAAAATCGGTCATATCAGAAAGCTTCCAGAAGGAAACAACATAGTTCTTATTTGGGTTATGCTTCTGACAATGGCCGGAAGATGCAATGCTAATGGGCTTATCTTTCTGACAGAAAACATTCCATATAATGAAAAGCTGCTGGCTGATGAACTTGGCTTTGATGAAAGTGTAATACAACTTGCATTGACTGCTTTGGAAAATTTTGGAATGATTACCAGAGATGGAAATATGCTTGCAATTCCAGGATGGGAAGAACATCAGAATATCGAAGGCATGGACAAGATCAGAGAACAGAATAGAATTAGGAAACAGAAACAGAGAGAACGGCAGAAACTTGCAATTGAACAAGATATGTCACGTGACAGTTCACGTGACGTCACGCAACAGAGTAAGAGTAAGAATAAGAAAGAAGATAAAGATATAGAAAAAGATAATAATTTAATAGTATCTAAAGATACTATTCGTCAGACAGATGTCCAACGTGTTGTTGAGGAATGGAACAAATTACAGGATGTTGGCATTGCTCCTATCAGGGATATCAAACCAGCATCAAAGAGATGCCAGTTACTTAAAGGCCGAATAAGAGAGTATGGCATGGATGATCTCTTAAAGGCTATGGACAACATTCGCCACAGCGATTTCCTGAGAGGCGAAAACAAAAATGGATGGATGATTACTTTTGACTGGTTTGTAAAACCAAATAACTTCTTAAAGGTTTTGGAGGGTAACTACAATGGGGACAGGAAACATGGATCTAGTGCAAAAACTCAAAGAAAAGTCGAACCACTTATCCCGTTTGGAACACTCAGCGATGACGGAGACTCAGACACATTGCCATTTATGTGATGATTCCGGATGGGTATGGAGCCGTGATCAATATGGAGTTCCGTACTGCCAGGAGTGTTCTTGCGGTATCCGCAAAAAAATGATTCATAGAAATCAGCTTAAGTTTGCAGAGATTCCAGGCATCTACAAGGATGCAATGTTTAATAATTTTCGGTCGGCAGTATATCAGCTACCGGAAAGCCAGGAAACAATAAGACAGGCTGCGAAAGCTGTTCACTACTGGATGGAAAATATCAGCGATATGCAAAAACAGGGAATTGGACTATATTTTTACTCTAGCACGAAAGGTTCTGGAAAAACCCGAATGGTATGCAGCCTGGCGAATGAACTGATTGAAAAACATCAGAAACAGGTAAAATTTTCAACGTCTATGAAAATCCTTGACGAGATCAAGTCCACATGGGGGAAAAGATACAGTCCGGATAAAACGGAAGAACAGTTGATTGATGAACTTGCCAGAGCAGATATTCTAATCATTGATGATTTCGGCACAGAAACCGAAAAGGATTGGGTAAATGAAAAATATTATGAAATTATCGACGGACGCTATACAAGCCGAAAAATCACGATTTTTACAAGTAATTACTGTATTTCTCGACTAAATTATGATGAACGTATCACCAACCGGATTCTGGAGCGGTCACTTGAGATTCCGTTTCCGGAAGAATCTGTCCGGGAACATATAGCAGAAACGATGAAACAACAAATGATAGCAGGGATTATGGGAGGCGGAAAATGAACAGCGTGGTGTTAAAAAGAAAATTCACAGGGAAACCGGTAACTATGCCTTATTCAGCTGCAAAGATTGAAAGAATGCAGCGGATGTTTGACGAGTCCAGAGAAAAAGTTTTGGCAGCCAGAAATGAAGAGATTGAAAAAGCGTACCAGAAAGGCAAGGAAGACGGGATCAGTAGAACTGTGAGTGCCTTGAACAAAGTTGTAGAAAACGCAAGGGAAGAAGAAAGAGAGAAAAGCTACAACGCCGGTTTCGAACAAGGATTTACGGACGGACAGGATTGGGCGAATGTTGAGAACAGTGTAACATTGCTTTTGGCACTGCATAGAGCGTACGACTTTGAACCGGATCAGCTGATGAACGTAGTGGAAAAGAGTAACAAATATGTGCATCAGGCAAATGAAGGAAAACCGACTATCGGTACTCTTGCACGGCAGTTGTACAATGAATGCCAGATAAAGTTGTGCGAACACGAAGTGGAAATTTTAAGAAAGTACAGTTTGTTTGAAGAGGGTGACCCATATGATTAAGATAAGCGCAATGTACAAGGATTCCGGCGGAACAAACCCGTATCACCGATGTGAGGAATGTCTGCGGTACCGGCCTGGAAAACATCCGAGGTGTCTGAACTACAATAGAGATGTGGACTGGAAACCAAACTACATTGCTTGCAAATTTTTCACAGATGAAAAGGAAGATGAAATCAAAGGACAGATGGATATATTTGATTTGTTGTAAAACAAAGTAATTGATTGACCAAAAAACGCTAGAATCCATTTTATATAAGTTCACATAGAAATATATGCCTAAAATGTTTTAAAAGGATTTTGAACCTTTTCGTCAAAGAAAGGAGTGCGACATGAACAAAGCGTTATTACTGGCGTTGAACGAACACATATACCTTCAGGGACTAATTAGCAGGGAAATGAAAGAAAAAATTGATATTGAGATTCTTTCTGAAAATTAAGCCAAACTATTGAGCGGAGATGAGATTGAATGTATAATAATCTTATCTCTGCTCTTCCAACCAGAAGGGAGAACGGGGCATGAACGTTTATCGTACTAGAGAAATACTGAAAACTTGCAGCATTTTTGACTTGAAATTAAAAGTGGCTTTTTATGCAAGGGTAAGCACAGAATCAGAAGACCAACAAGTTTCTATACACCACCAGGATGAATATTACAGAAACTTCATTGCACAAAATAAAAACTGGGTATTTGTTGGTGCGTACATTGACAATGGAATATCGGGAATAAGAACTGAGAAAAGGGACGAATTTCAACGCATGATGGCAGATGCCAAAACTGGGAAGATTGATATGATTGTAACGAAAGAAATTACCAGATTTGCGAGAAATACGTTAGACAGTATAAGATACACAAGGGAATTACTAATGTATGGTGTATGCGTATGGTTTCAAAATGACAACATTAATACGATTGACGAAGATAGTGAATTAAGACTTACCATAATGTCCGGAATTGCCCAAGATGAATCAAGGAAACTCTCCAATCGAATAAAATTCGGACATGCACAGTCAATAAAAAATGGTGTAGTTCTCGGTGCTCGAATATACGGATACATCAAAAAAGACGGAAAACTTACAATTGATCCCAAAACAGCTCCAATGGTAAAAGAGATATTTGAAAAATATTCTACAGGAGAATGGTCTACATCCACTATTGAGAAATACCTGTACAAAAAAGGATATCGAAATTATAAAGGCGGAAAACTCAGCCGAGATAATATCAAGAAGATAATCAAGAATCCGAAATACAAGGGTTATTATTGCGGTGGTAAAGTAAAAGTTGTCGATATGTTCACTAAAAAGCAAGAGTTTTTGCCAGAGGACGAATGGACAATGTACAAAGACGACGGGAACCATGTTCCGCAGATTGTAGATGAATCTGTATGGAATAAGGCAAATGTCATTATGCAAACACGGAGCGATGCAATCAAATCCCACAGAACGTCTTTCAAACAAAACAATTTGTTTACCGGGTATATCTTTTGCGGTAATGATGGAGCACCGTACTGGATGAAGCAGCACACTATAAGAGGGCGTGAAGATGCAAGATGGGTATGCAGCTATCGTATAAAAAACGGAGCGCAAAGCTGCAACTCTTTCGGTATACGTGAGAAAGAATTAAGAATAATGCTTGCAGACCTTATCAACGAATCGGGAGATATTCAAACAGCTATTGAAAAATATATAAGTTTGGTCGAAAAGAACATGGACTTCAGCAACGATGGAGTTGAGATAAGCCGACTTAAAAACATGATTCTCCAGATAGAGAAAAAGAAAGACAGACTTCTCGACCTGAATCTGGACGGGATTATAACAAATTCTGAATATCTTGAAAAAAATGAAAAATTCAAGAATGAAATCCAAGACATAAGCAATAAACTTTCCGAACTGGAATCGAAAGAAGAAGCCAATAAAGATTCCCATTTGAAATTAAAAGAAATCGGAAAGATATTAAATGATTTGCAAGGAGTTGGCCCAGAAGATATTACCAAAACGGTTCTGGGAGAATTTCTGGACAAAATAGTAATAAATCCAAAGCATCCGCAGGAGTGCGAAATTTTGTTCTTTTTAAAGACTGGAGATGTAAAAAAAAAGTCAATAATCGAGCGGGATAAACAGAGTTGTTCTGAATACTTTTTTTTAAATAAGTTCTCAGAACGACACGCCGTATTTTACAGGAAAATCAACTATGTGGATGGATGCGAAAAGGAATTTAACTACACTTACGCATTTGCAATCTAAATAATATACAAAAGATGAACGGAAGAGCAGAGATGTAATTTTTTGACATTTAAGTGAATATCTGATAGTATGAAAACATACTAATGACGACATCGGTTCCAATTCCCGGAACAGGATGTCTTTTTGTGTTTTTAGGGAGTGATAATCATGAATCATACCGCATATGATGTAATGAGAGAGTACATGATCGAGGGAGCAGAGCTGGACGGACCATACCAGTTCCCCATGATGCCACGGTATACCGGCAGACCTGGAGCGGATACTGTCGACTTCAAAGACAGCTTTGACCGGCGGATAAAGAACCACAGGGACTTGACCGTCAATTTCTACATTCATGATAACGAATTTGAGAAAATCTGGAATTGCCCGGATAAATATATCGAGCATCTGAAATGCTTCAACAGCGTGATTGCACCGGATTTCAGCATGGCGGTCGGAGAAGGTGGTATGCCGTTCGCAATGAACATCTGGCAGAAGTACCGCAACCATGCGATAGCGCATTACCTACACATGAACGGAATTCGTGTGATTCCAAACGTGAACATACCGCCGGAATACTGCTACGATTGGATTTTTGACGGAATCCCAAAGAGAAGCGCAGTTGCCTGCTGCACCAATGGACGGGTGAAGTCGAAAGCGTCACGGATGGAATTTTGCAAGGGATTTCAAGAGATGGTCCGGAGATTGGAGCCACTGAGGGTGATTGTTGTCGGACGGATGCCACAGGAACTACAAACAAACATAGAAATCATTAACTTCAAGAGCAGAAACCAGAAGATCAAGGATAGGGAGGGAAAGTATGGGATTCTCAACTGAACGATCAGCACACAATAAAGTACGTAGGAAGAAAGATAAGACGGAACAGAAGGTGAAAGTTCGGAAACAACGGACCACATACAAGACGAAGAATACGGCTAGGAGAAAATCCGATGGATTAAATAAATTAAATTGATTCGTGATTTTTCACATCTCCTCGGAAGATGCTATGGATTAATATATGCAAGATAAACAAAATGAAAATACAGAAATAAAGGTTATTTTCCAGCAGTTCTTTTTTTTGGCCGTTTTTCGGCATTTTTCCGTGTCTGAATATTACAAATATTCAAAAGCCGCCAGAAATATTGTTCGTTTCACAACCAGTATGACCAATTCTGCAAAAGGCTGCGGACCGGTGTCGGGATTTCCTGGCGGTCAATAACTGACGCTCTAATTTCGCCCACAAAGCCTGCAAAACTGACAAGGCTACACTTCTTCGACCGGAATCTAATCGGCCGTTAAAAAGCTGAATAGGGCGGTTGTGCAGCGGATTCAAAACAGAACATACTTTCTCCACTGTTCGGACACTGTGTCCCGGATCGGCGCCAGCTGCACAGAAGCACGACAAAAAGAGCCGGAAACGGCTATATATAATCATAGTATCATCATGCTGGAATCCTGTCAACCGTGAGTATTGATTCACGAAAGCACACAAAAACGGCTTGTAAATCCGGCAATGTTAAAATCATCGAGGAACGCAAAAAAGACGAAAAGCGGTGAAAAAAGCAAATCAACAACCGTATTTCCGGGCAAACAAAAGTTAAGTTGTCAAGGCACACGGCTTGTAGATAGATTTCACAAGCCTGATCCGCTCCCCAGGTCGTGAACCTGGCGCCGGACTGGATACCGGAAGAGTAGCAGAAAAAGAGCAGCGTTTTCACTGCTCTAAAAAATTAACATCAATTGACCGGGGCAAGTCCCGGAAAAACTCCGAAAAACCGCCGTCAGTGGTGTTATACTGTCTATCAGAAGTCGGGATGATCTGCCCGGCCTTCAGCTCCATGCAAGATAGTTGTAAAAAGCCATCTTGTTTCACTGACCGGTGCAGGGCGTACCGCATGACGGACACGGCCCCAGACTGACACCGCCCAGACGGTAACTTTTCATCAAAAGCCCAGTGATAACAATTTGTGTCCGACCAATACACGACCGGGGCGAAAGCTTTTATAAACTCCTTATCCTCTGCGGAAAGTGGCGCTTTTGCGTCAATAACCCAGTTCAGCCCGGTTGTGGTTTCCTTGCTTGTGATAACAGTATAACTTTTCATGTTCTTTTCCTCCTGATTTTGTTTTTTAAAGGGCCGCCGGGGAAATGCTCCCCGGTACGCTTGCCGGCCTAGTATGCTTTTTCTTTCGCGATTTCAGCAGCTATTATTTGCTGCTCGAGGAAATAACGCAAGCCGCCGTCCCCAAAACGTTTCAAATAATAATCTGCCAGTTCTTCAGTTGTGAATTTTTCTAAAGCCGTGCCAACATCGGAATAAATCCCGAAATATGTGTTTTTCCGTTCTGAAATTGCCCGATCAATTTCATTTTTGGGCTTTTCTGGTTCTCTTGGTTCAACAACTACGAGCCGATCAGCTCCCATTTTACGGGGCTTGATTTCGCCGCTTTCAAAGCTTTTCAACATGAAAGTAATAGTTTTTCCGGTTTTACTCGGGTTAATTTCAACCACCTCTGATTTATAACCAAAGTTCCACACGATCACATCACCGATTTTCAATTTTTTTGTTGGTGTTCCTGCCTGGTGTCCAGCAATCCCTTGTAATTTAACTGTATTTGCCATTGTTACACCTCCTTTAAAATGCCCAAAATCTTTTCACAAGCTGTGATATATTTATCGGTCGTCACTTCGTTTAAGAAATGATGCCCACCTGCGCGCCATTTCAAGTGCTTAACGACTTCGGCGCGGTCGTTTCTGAGATCGTCCAGAAACTCGTCAAATGAGAACCAATCTTCATTTTTAATCAGTTCTGGGGCATATATTGCCAGTGCGTAAACGCTCGAAAAATCGTTTTTCTCGTACCAGATGCAGCCGTCCCACAATTTTTCAATAGTTCCGCCACATTCTGCACACAGCTTTTTACAGCCGTAGCACATCGGGTTATATTTCAGGCTTTCAAGCGCCTGTTTGCTGTCTTTCCTTCTCTGTTCCTGTTCTGGTGTTAATATCATGCCATAAGTCATAACTTTTTCTCCTTTTCTTCTTCTTTTTGAAATCCGGCGGTTGCGTTGGGGCTACGGCTTAACCGCCGCCGGAGAGGTTAGAACTTTTTAGCAAGTTCTAATGAATCCGAAAGATACAGTATCTTCAAATCCAAAAGGCTGTTCTACCTTATATGTTGTTTTACGAGTTAATATAATGTCGTAAAACAGTTCGTGTTCTTTGATTGCTTCCGGCGTTTCTCGGTATAATTTCAGCGGCTGGATGGTACAAAATTCGTTTTCAACAGTTCCGCCGCTTAAAATGTCGATGCTTTCAACGTGCTGTGCTGAAAAATAATATCTTGCCACTTCTTCAAGATCGGCGTTAATTTTCGTATAAAAATAATCGCCGTTAACTTCGTTTACTTTTATTTCAAACATATTCCCTCTCTTTCTCCTGGATCAGCGTCCGGGTTGAATGTTTTTTTGTTTTCCTTTGATGGTTATATAATAGCATAGTTTAATAATTGTGTCAATAGCATAGTTTAATAAAACTACATTTTTTTACTTCATATATTTTTTATTCCTTATAATAGGAAAAGAAAAAACAATGGCCAAAACGTTAGTATATAATTGACGCATAGTTTAATAAGTGCTATAATATAAGAAAAATAATATTGGAGGGTTTTATATATGGCATTTAAAGATAGAGAAAAAGAACTTTCTTATATAGCACAGTATCAGAAGGACAAATATGATCGTATTACTGTGATGGCACCAAGGGGAACGAAAGAAGATGTCAAAAGAGCAGCCGAATTAAAAGGCGTAAAGATGTCGGCGTTTGTCCTGGACTGTATTTTAAAAGAGTTGGAAAGGATGAAAAAATAATAGAATAGTTTAATAAAATGCTTGACGCATAGTTTAATAAGTGCTATACTGTAACCATAGAAAGGAAGTGGTTATAATATGGCAAACTTGGAAAAATTTTATTTTGAAAAATACGGAAAACATTATTGTTATGATTTATGATGTGAAAATAGCAAATAACTGTAAGTGAATAAAAACCAAGCAAACAGCCCTCAGCGGGGCGGATCAGGAGGGGTGAAATGAAAAATACAGAGGCTGGAAAAGCTACAAGAAGGGTACAACTTAAAAACATGCCGTTCGATCGTTTCGAGGACGGCGTTGGATTCATCCACGCAACCGGATATGATTGCCTTGTAGACGGTCAGTGGATGACCGAATACGAAGATAACATCTTTGAGGACGCTGCCGGATGTTCCTACGAGGTTGAGCCGGAAGAGGAGCCGGAGTGGACGGAAGAAGACGAGGCACAATGGGCTGAAACTTTCAAGCCGTATCCAGGATTTGAAGAATAGAACAAGGAGGGGAAAGAAATGAGAATCAACGGAATCGGAGTTGTTAGCAAGAAAGAAGCAATGTCCATCTTGACAAAAGAAGGACGGGAAGAAGTTAAAAACGGTGGAATCACCGTAGAAGAGCTTGGAGAAATGTACAAGCTCGAGCAGGTCAAAAAAGCCTGCAAGATAGGAAAGTGTCGTGATACTTTTGCGGCCAACTACAGCCGTATCCCGGACAGCTTAAAAGAAAAGCTTACGCCGCAGGAACTGGCGGAGCTTACAGTGGCGTTTTATAAATGTTACGGGGACGGGAAAAATGCAAAAGAATAAAGAGCCGGAAATCAGCTCTTTACACTTAAAATTATTGTTTCAACCCTCGGCGACCGGAATTGTTGGTCGCTCCACTTACAGAACATCCTCTGTAAGCGACAATAATATTATACCACAAAGAAAGGAAAAAGACATGAAAAAAACAATCAATCTTTTAAACGAAGTTGTAAAAATGGGCTTCAGTAGGGAAAAGGCTCTCAGAGATATCGACGCAAGTCTTGACGAAGAGCTTAGAACCGAAAACCGAAAGCCACTGATGGAAGAGGAAATTCCCGATCAGCTTTACGAAGATATCCTTTTCGGCTTCAGATGCGAGGCCGAAGAGCCATGAAGACAGTGCTAATAGAGGGATACATGGAAAAGGGCGTTTTCGCAACGCCTTTTTCGCACGCCGGGAAAAGGGTATATACGTACCCACTGCCGCCTTTTTCTACAGTTGCCGGGATGGTCCATTTTTTGTGCCGGTGGAGCAGCTGGCACGACATGAATATATCAATAGCCGGAAGCGGAACAGTGAACGAACAGGAGTTTGTCATGCGCTGGAAGGGCGGAGCTTATGCCGGATCAGAAACGGAAGAATTTAAAAAGCGTTTTCCCGTCCGAGTGAAAAACGGCCCGGGGGTTACAGGATGGGTTAATACGCCGGTTTTAGTTGATTTTGTCGCAGATTTGAATTTGCGTTTGCACATTCAGCCAAAAAGCGAAAAGGAAGTTGACATAATTTATAAAATGCTGAAGTATCCGAGACGGTTTCCGAATCTGGGACGGCATGAAGATTTATTAAGAATTGATAAGGTCGAAGTTGTTGATATTTTACCGCCGAAAAAAATAACGTTAGATTTGCCAGCTTATGCACCGGTACTTCCGGGAATTTCTAGCACTATTTACACACTTCACAAAAAATATACGGCGGACAGAGAGCGGCGAATTTTTGAAGATGTAAAAACAGTGTATCTTGATGCAGGGCAAGAGGTAACAACCGAAATTGATAGCTGCGGAAACCCGGTGTTTTTAATGTGATTATTGACAGCTGATTATAATTATATTATTATATTTATAACGTCGTTTTTTGACGAATGTAAAATTAGAGTGTTAGCTATTAAGCTAGTAAAACATTAATAGTTACATTGTGGAACAGGTGGAAAACGCCTGAATGTAAAGTTAGATTGTTAGCTATTAGGCTAATACCCGCAATTAATAGCCCCATTGTGGAAAGAAAAAAGCCTCCGGATATTATCCAGGGGCTTAAACTCTTTTTTTGTGGCGGCTAACGAGGGGAGAACAGACCCGCCGCCGAAGTCTGTTAAATTATTCATAGCACACAAACGTTTGTTTTGTCAAGAAAAATATTTTTTGCTTTTAGCTTGACAGGTTTTTATAAAACGTGTTATCGTGTCACTAACGAGGAACTCAGGAGGGGCGAGCCGATCGAAAATTAATAAAAAATCATTCAGCCAGGTAACCGGATCAGACGCCGGAAGCCTGGCTTTTTCTGTGCCAAAACGCCCCTATAATTATATTATATATATAATCCTCTATTAATTAATTCTATACAGTACCGTATTATAACATCTTTTAAGCCCCTCCTAGATTCTGAGTTGATTAATATATACATAGATACACTATATTATAATATATATAGTTCTATAACGCTGTATATTGAGTTATAACGAATTATTTTATCAATAGGTCTTTTATTATACCCTTGAGCAATAAAAATAAATTTATGCTTGCATTAACAGTTTATATGTGCTATTGTAAATGGCAGATAAGCAAATACATTTACGATTTTTAAACAAAGGACGATATAAAAACTGAAAAGCATTTACGGAACTTCCGGCGCTGGGTGTAGCTGCTGGGCGTGTTCTTCGATTGCTGACCGGTTTAGTATCGTCCTTTTTATTTTGCTAAATTAACAGATTAACGTTGTAAAGTGAGGTGATACAATGAAAAATACAACAACTACAGTACAAGGAATTGAAGTATATGAAAATAAAATATGGCAATTAGTAGATGAGTATATCAACACTGTATTATGCATACACCAAGAAGATTACGACAGTATAGAAAAGTACAAGAAAGATATAGCAGATAACAGAATAGATATGTTCTTCTATATCTCAGATCGTATAGAAAAACCTGGTAATGATGATATAGAGCTATTAGACAAGATATTTAATATATATATTAGGGTTTGCGGTAGATATGGTATATCACCTACTTTACAGATGTTTGGAATTATGGTTGGAATTAATGGAATGACCTTTACAGACTGGATGAATGGGGACTATAGGAGGGGCACTGCGCATGGCATGACGGTGAAAAAATGGAAAGAAACGTGTGGCGCTTTCGCTCTTGATAAACTGCATAATCAGACCGGAACAAACGCAAACTTGATCTTTGCCTGCAAAGTTGCATACGGCATGGCAGAGACAGCACCAGTTCCAGCAGGGCAACAAAACGGCATCCCGCAACAGTCAGCGCAGCAGATCGCGGACCGGTACAAGGACGCGCTGGAGCTTCCGGAGATGGAGCGACCGAAGCTGTAAACTACCGCCCGGAAACGTCCACGAGGTACGGACAAAAGGCGGCAGTTAGCACGAAAACGGCAGTATTTATACAATGTGTATAGTTACAACGCCAGTATTTGTGCATGTTGTATATCGATCTATATGGAAAACGAGAGTTTGTCGTATAGAAACGTATGTTCGACATTAAACATTACTTTTAGCCACCGCCGAAGGCCGAACAACAACAGCGTGATCCGGTGCAGCGGGTCCCATGGGGCGGCGGGCTGACCGGATAGCGTGCGGAGGAGACGGGGACCCCATTGGAGGGAAAGCCACCAGGAGCCGGGTGAGCCCCCAAAGCAAATAAAATAACAAAAAGGCCCTTTTCACATGGCAGAGATAGTGATTCGAACACGACAAGCCGTAAGCCTTAACGGTTTCTCTGCCAACACAAAATAAGGCAATACCAAGAAAGGCAGGTATGAAGAATGAATGAAATGATGATTTTTAGCAATCCAGAATTTGGAAACGTAAGAACAGTGACGATAGACGGAAATCCTTGGTTCGTTGGAAACGATGTAGCAAAAGCATTAGGATACGTAAAAGAACGAAACGCCATTGCTAATCATGTCGATAAAGAGGACGCCCTGAAATGCAGCCTCCCTTCAAACAGCGGAGTACAGGAAACAATCGTGATAAATGAGAGCGGTTTGTTTTCACTTATACTATCAAGCAAACTCGATTCTGCAAAAAGATTTAAACATTGGGTAACAGCAGAAGTCCTTCCTTCTATCCGTAAAACCGGAAAGTATGAAGTTGGTCAGAAACAAGATTCTTACCAGATAGCTGATCCGATAGAGCGAGCTAAAAGATGGATTGAAGAACAGCAGGAAAAGCAGTTACTTGAACAGAAAGTGCAGGAGCAGAAGCCCAAAGCGGAGTACTTCGATTCTCTTGTAGACAATAGACTGCTCACAACATTTCGGGACGCTGCGAAAGAATTTCACATGCCACCCAAGACGCTTACGAAATGGCTGGCAGATAACGGGTATATTTATCGAGACCGGCACAATATCATAAAACCATACGAACAGCATCGAAAGTCAGGGCTTTTCCAGATGAAAGATTTTTCAACGCCTTATGGGTATTCAAATGTTCAAACATACATCACTGTAAAAGGCAAAGAAACATTTCGACTGTTACTTCAGGGACAGGGAATTATTCCGGTATAAACGAGGGAGTGAGAAAAGATGGAGAAAATAGTAAACAATGACGGATATCTTCGGGCGGGTCTGATGGATATAGCAAAACAACTTTTGAATATCTGCAATGAAACAGGTAATACGAATATTCAGCTCATGACATCATCTTGGGAGAATGGAAAAGGGATTACACTTCTGGCAAAAGCTGATGACAAACCAGTTCTTTCGGTAAAGATGGACACTGCCTATGAAAAAGAATAATACACAAGGCGAATCCATTCGCATCCGGTTGCCGTACCAACTGGAGCAAAGACTTATAGCTGAAAAGAACCGAACCGGCAAAAGCGTGTCACAGATCACCCGTGAAGCCTTGACACAGTATTTTCGGAAAAGGTAGGTAAAAGACGATGCTTGAAAAATTTTTAAAAAAACAAAAAAGGTCTTCTGAATGCCATCCACTTGAAAAGCCTTTAGTTCATGATCGCTCGTACGAGTATCATCACAAGAAATCTGTTCTGGAGGACGGAATGCTGTACGATACAGAATCAGCGAAAAAGGTTTTTACGGACGAAGCAAGTTTGGAATATATCGCACTCGGAAGAGCAGTGCAAAGAGTTTACTTCTTAACTCCGAACGGAAACTGGTTTTCCGCTAAAGAAGAAGTTGCAGCTGAAAGCGGAATCACTGATGTCGGCGAATATCGTATACAGGTCACAAAAACCATTTACACATACAGCGATCTTCGAATAGAGCAAAAATACAAGGTTAAAGACCTGATTGGAAGAAACGACTATGAGTTATACAAAGAATATTTTGGAGAGGTAAAAGAGGCATGAATAAAGAAAAAGGAATCTATGAGTTGTTACCGTCAGAACCAGTTGACGTAGCAGCTATGCTGATAAAAGCAACGATTGTTACGGACGCACCGGTATTCGCGGCGCTTTCCCCAATGCTTGAAGGCAAAATGGTTGCGATTCCAAAGTATGATCCAGTTCAGCTTCAGGAAATCGCAGAGCATCTTCTGGTGTACTGCAATGCACAGGAAAGGGGCTGCGAGTATGAGCTTAACGACAGTGAATAAAAACACCAGTTCTCAATCAATTACTGATGCGATTTTAATTTTAAGGCACGAACTACTTCAACATGGAGAAATAACCAAGGCTTCAAATCAAGCCTGAAATCGGCTCTGGAAATCTATTCTACATGCAGACTTCCATTTGAGCCTGAAGAAGAAACAGCAGAAAAGATTCTTGATTTCATGATTGGAGGAGAACGATGAGGACGATATTTACGATAATTGCACTTGCAATCAATGTTCTGATGTTCGTTTCGGCAAGTTCCGAGATCGTGACAAATAACAATAAAGACAAATGGGAATCTGCCGCTTGTTCGATGATCCTTGTCGGAACCGGAATAAGCGTGATTTTATTTTTAACATCCCTGTGAGGTGAAATAAATGTTACTGGCATTTCCAATGGTTTTAATTCCGCTGATATTGGTAGAGCGGATTAAAATAATAAAAGCAAAGGTAAAGCCCTCGCCGTATGGACTTGGAGGAAGGTTCATCACGGACAGGACGAGGCATGAAATCCCTAGATAGCCTGTATCAGTACGGATTTATAATAATGAAACAGATATCCAAAACCAAATTTCCTCCAAATGAGTTACGACTGATACAGGCGTTCCAGGGAAAACATAAATATATCAATGGTGTTTTTGAAGTATATCACGTGCGGCAGGGTTGAGCGACTGCCGCAACATAGCGCATTGGCGAAGCGGTAACGCACCGGACTTTGACTCCGGCATGCGTGGGTTCGAATCCCACATGCGCCGCTCTGCATCGGGCTTCATCTTCCCTTTGATGCAGATTGGATTTTCTTTTTCCTTTTTTCATGAAATACCCTTTAACCACCTATCGCAACGGCGATGACTAAAGGAACAGTCAAATGTTCCGGGTGGTTTCAACCTTTGTTGCAGCTGGCGGTCAAGAACTGCAACAGTAGTAAAAAGACAGATATCGCAGCGACCCTGTATCTTTTTGCTACTCAGGAAGCTTAGCTCAGTTGGTTAGAGCAACCGGCTCATAACCGGTCGGTCCTGGGTTCGAGCCCCAGAGCTTCCATTTCTCCCAAAGCTGTCCATCCGTTTTGTGGATAGAAAAAACTACCGAATGTGTGTATGTGGGTTGTTTTTCAGAAGGTGCGTAACGGCGTAGCTGGATTGAAAAAGCAACTTCCCGTTCGGTTCTGTCTCTGAGTTGAATATGCCGCCAATGAGTGCACGTTGACGACAGGGAGTTTTCAAGGGACATTTCAGGAATAATCCTCCGAAACAACTCCGTGGGGCTGGCACGGATGAAAACAGTCTAGTGGAAAGCATAACACGATAAACCTATTGCTAACCCGGATTGCACCGGGTTATTCGGAAAGTGCAAGTAACTGGGAACGGCGTGGTCATAGACTAGGTCTTGGTGGTTCGAATCCATCCTTTCCGCTTGTCTGGAGCCTGAAAGTTTGGCGTGGGAATAGCGCAGGGCGGCGCATGGGAATGTAATTCCGAGTTCCGGACATGTTTGCTGCCTATCGGATTGTAAAGTGGTCTCCCTTAAAGTAGGCAATAAGTGAACGTGCTGAAATGGTTCTTCCAGATATGTACATGGCAGGATAGAGAAGCGGAATCTCACAAGGTCCATACCCTTGAGAACGGCGGTTCAAATCCGTCTCCTGCAATTAATTCGTTCGTTCTATGCTGTCAGTGCACGGGCGGTCTATGGTTCAAGCGGATTAAACCCATGGGAAAAGGTTGATGTTTATCCTGAGGACTGCTGGGCAGTACGAAAAGCATATCATTTATATGTTGTGCAAAATGGAAATCATCTCATTCATTTTCCGAGGTGATCAGCCGTGGTAAGCGGCACGGAATGTAGCTCAGTGGTAGAGCAGTGACTTACAAGTTATGTCGCAGGTTCGATTCCTGCCATTCCGATTCCGGTAAATTGCCATTACCGGAAAGCATTTCCAAAATGCTCAAATTTACCTTCTGATTGGTTCCGGTGGTTCGCGTTGGGCGACGATGCGTGGTTCAAGTCCACCCGCCGGACTTTTTTAATTTTTGGAGTGACATTATGGAAAAAGATTATTGTTATACATGCAAATGGTACGCACTGGAAGAAGGTGTCTGCTGTAATGGTGAAAGCGAACATCGTGCAGATTTTAGATTCCTTGATGATAGCTGTGAATGTTGGGAGGGTATTGAAAATGACAAAACAAGAAGCAAAGAAAATGAAAAAAGAATTATCTGATTACAAAAAGGTATTTTCGGAATTAGAAGAGAGATGCAGCCCAGAAGCATTGGAATACTGGCACCGTCATTTGTGGTACGGACTTACTATCCAGTCAAATGCTGAAGCGGCAGCCCCAAAAGAGGGAGAACCCCCTAAACAACCTTTTAAATTAGCAGATTGGCTGATTGGCAGAGAATCAAAAGATGGGATTCGATTATACGGAAATAATGATCTTAAACAAATTGCCCTACACCTTTTTATTTATTGTGAGGACGAATAATGCAAATAGCAGGTAAAGAAATCAAAGACGAATGTTCCAAATGTGGAAACATCCTTGAGTGCGAATTGTTCCGTCAGGGGCATGGAATAAAACAGGAACGTGAGAATATAGCAAAGATGATCGAGTGCCAGATGAAACACAGGGAGGAAAGAGAGAAATGAACGAACTGAAGGTATTAAATGAGCAGGAAGTGTTAGGAAAACAGTTTAGAGTTTACGGAACAGCAGAGGAACCACTGTTTCTGGCTAAAGATGTAGCAGAGTGGATTGAGTATTCAGTTTCTAATGTAAGTAAAATGCTTGCCGCTGTCGATGATGAAGAGAAAACCATTCGTACAATTGTTACGAGTGGTTCAAACTATCAAACAGAAGCATGGTTTCTTACCGAAGATGGACTCTATGAAGTCTTGATGCAGTCCAGAAAGCCGATTGCAAAACAGTTCAAGAAAGAAGTCAAAGAGATTCTGAAAACCATTCGTAAGCATGGCATATATGCTACTGATAACGTGATTGACAATATTCTCAACAATCCAGACTTCGGTATCGAGATTCTGACTAAACTGAAAGAGGAACGTGCTGCAAGAGTAGAAGCTGAGAGAAAGAATGCTATCCTGATGCACGTCAACAAAACATATACCATTACTGAAATTGCCAAAGAACTGGGACTGAAATCAGCGATGCAGCTAAACCGGATCCTGGCAGAAAAGAAGATACAGTATCAGGTAAACGGTACGTGGTTGATGTACTCCAACTATAGTGACTGCGGATATGAGGAAATCAAACAGGAAGTATTGGATTCTGGAAAAGTAATCTACCATAGACGGATTACACAGATGGGACGGGAGTTTATTCTTGGTTTGTTTGAGAAGACGGCTTGATTGCGAAAGGAGAATTACCATGATTAAAAAGCTTTGCAATCTCTATATAAAGCACAAAACAAAGAATCTCACAAGGATTCCACTGTTTACAATGACTTTTAACTGGCGGAAATTCCAGAAAGAGGGAAGAGAAGGCAGTTGCATAATGTACACGATACATCCGGATATTGCAAAGGACCCAATCTTAAAAGAAAAACTCAGTGAATGTGTGGATCATATCCGCAATAACTACGACATGGAAATATTTACCAAGATTTGATGGGAGGAAACCATGAGAATTGAAGATATGAAGAACTGGACGGTAGACCAGATGAAGAAGGAAGTTGTCCGACTATCTGAAGAATGTGAGAAAAGACAGCATGAAATTTTGGATTTACAAGAACACCAGATTGAGCTGGAAAGAGATTTTGATGAGATGATGATGTATGGAGAGTCTGAATTAATTAACGATGCGCAACCAGATAAAAAGGAGACAGATTTTACTACAAGTTTAAAAATGTATGAAGATCAGCACCAGTCCGATTGCATTACAATCAACCAGCTTCAGACCGCATTGGACGTAATGGTTGACCGATATGCGAATCTGAGAAAGATTCATGGGGTAAGCTAATATGGGCGTGAAAGATGAATTGAATCAGTTATTTATAGGTGAAAAAGAGATAGATACATCAGGAATACCGGAGCTTCCGGGAGATTTGATTAATTATTCGCTGCAATCTGTCGGAAAAGAGTTAGGGTTTAGAACGGAATTTGTTTTGTCAAAAGAATTACTTTACTCGTTGCTTTTCACAAATCGAATTAAACAAAATAATCTCCGCAAAATGCACGGATTCCCCAAAAAGCGCAAGATTGCAGGACGAAAAGGAGTGAGAAAATCAGATGAGCATTAAATCAGCATTTGAATCTGAGGGAATAGACTTCTCTCAGGTAATGAACCCACCAGAACCGTGGGACGGACGGGCATTAATTAAAAATGTCAATGGGAAAGACTACGCTTGTTGTCCTTTCTGTCAAAAAAAGAGCTTACGCATAGAAAGTAACACTATAATTAAGCACTTAAGAATTAAATGCAAAGGATCAAATTGTAAAAAGGTTTATGAGGTAAACACTTGAGTAGGAGCTTGAATGAGAAAAATAAACATGTCAGGACTTAGGTTCGGAAGATTAACAGTGCTATGTGAGGACGGCAGATTAAATGGAGAAGTTTCATGGAAATGCAAATGCGATTGCGGAAATATTAAAATCGTTAGAGGAAGTCATTTAAGGAAAGGCTCAATTATGAGTTGCGGATGCCTTTTGTCAGATACTTTGAAAGAAAGAAACACAATCCACAATATGACCAATACTAAAATATATAAAATATGGATGCATTTAAAGGGCATGTGCTATACAAAAACCGATTTCAACTATCACAAAGTCGGAGCTGCCGGAATTTTGATGGATGAATCATGGATTGACAAGCAAATGGGCTTACTGAATTTTTATTCTTGGGCAAAATCTGTTGGATACGAAGATGGTATGGAAATTTGCCGGAAAGATGATTCTAAAAACTATTGTCCTGAAAATTGTTATTTTAAGAAAAATAATTATAAAAAATACGAATACCCCAATATCGAAACAAAACTTTTTATTGAAGGAGAAATCTGGAAAGATATACCTAAGTTTCCGGATTATCAAATCAGTAATTTTGGAAGACTGAAATCGAAAGAAAGAATAAACGCTTATGGAAGAACAATTACTGAGAAAATCATTAAACCATGTTTGAATACCGAATATGGATATTTTTATGAGTCACTTGCTTCTGATGGAACAAGGAAGAATGTTTTAATCCACAGATTAGTTGCTGAAGCATTTATTCCAAATCCAAACAGATTTCCAATTGTAAACCACAAAGATGAAAACAAACTAAATAATAAGTTTCTAATCTTGAGTGGTGTGATTATTCATATAATTTTAAATATTCTTTTGAAAAACATAAAGAAAGGTACTGTAGGCAAGTAGCCAAATTAGATGACAATGGAAATATCATTAAAGTTTATAAAAGCATAAAAGAAGCCGGAGACGAAAACGGACTCAAAAATCCATATAGTATATCTTCTTGTTGCCGAGGTAGAATTAAAACTTCCGGAGGTTTCAGATGGATATATTATGATCCAGATAGGGCAGCAACTGCAAGAAAGAGTTTGAGGTGAATGTATGAAATTTTGTGAGAAAGAAAAAGATTGCCCTATTTATTTGATTCATAAAGAACTAAATGGACATTATCAGAGACTTATAGACGAATTGCTAGGGAAATACTATTACAATTATGGAATGGATGCCTATAGTTGCAATACAGAGTCTTGTGAGGATATGTTACATGAGATCAGGAGAATGAAAAAGCTGATAAGTACAGGGCGGTGGATAGTTTTGGTATCAATTATTTATACTCTTTGGTCATTTGTCAGATAGGAGGTTGGACATGACAAAACAAGAAGCCGTAGTAATTGAAACCTATACAGGAATTTGCATGCTTACAGGAGATAGCCGAAGACTTGCATATGAATATGCAGAAAAGCTTTTAGGTCACCCAATATATACACATGAATTTTCGAAGTATGCCGATGAGTTGAAAAAACTTAGCAAGCCAGATTTTATTGAAATTTGCAGAAAGTTAGGTGATTGAATGAATCTCCCAGAATTTGAAAAATGTAAATGTTGTAAAATACGTAAACTTAATAACGAAGATATTCGTTTATGCTGTGAACCGCCATTTTGGGAATACTTCCATACTACGTGTGAAGAAAGAAGAACAGAACACCCAGAACAATGCAAAGAAATATTCGAAAAAATCGAAGGCAACAAAGTATATACAGTAGAATACACTAACGTTCCAATAACAATTATGAGACCATACGAATCAGCAACATCTTCGTTTCTTGTTATGGTAGAACAAGAAACAGAATATGCCAGCTTTGTAGCTGATGTAATTGGTAGATTAGACTATGACGAAACACTTATGGTGAAAGTAGGAGAAAGCGAGATTCCATTTAAGGTAATTCGCATTGGAATCTCCGATAATACTTTTCCAATACGCTTTGAACTTATGGCGAAACAGGTTGGAACATTTTCAACTGGAAGATGGGAAAAGATATTGAGAGGTATTTTGAATGAAAATAAGTCTTAAACGGATTAAATGTATTCTGACAGGCGGATGTAGATTCCGGGATGCAGCTATTTCAGAGTGTGACGACAAAGAAAAGACCTGTACCATTACGGAAACTTGCTGCAAGTGTGGGAAAAAGTACACTGCCATATTTACTTATAAACAGTTAGGAATTCCGGATTGAGGTGAATGTATGAATCCAGTATTTATATTTCTAGTGATATGTATAGCAGTGGTAGTATGGTTTCTGCTTTACAAATTATTTCAGCCACTAGGTAAATTATTGAATCACATTGGCAGAAATGCTATTGATGAGTTAAATAAAGATGAAAGTCAAAAAGAGGAGGACAAAAAATGAAGAAAGGACTTTTAGGTGGAATTGGATTAGCTGTTGCGATCATTGCAGGGCTTATATGCGTTGCGAAGTGTAGCGTAAGGGTTCCGGCTGGTTACATTGCAGTAGAGTACAAAATGAACGGGGGAATCTCTAAGAATGTACTTACACAGGGATGGCATTTGATTTCACCTACAGTAAAAACTTCACTGTATTCTGTTGGAATCGAACAGTCTTATCTTACATCTGAGGATAAAGGCGATTCTCCAAAAGACGAAAGTTTCAAGACGCCAACAGCAGATGGCAAATCTCTTTTAGTTGATTTGGAATTTTCGTACAAATTCGACCAAAACAGAGTAACCGATGTATTTACTCAGTTTAAAGGTCAATCCGGGGAATCCGTGAAAAACACCTTTATTAAACCAAAGATGAAAGCATGGACGCAAGAAGTAACTGCAAAGTATCCAGTAACAGATGTTTTCGGTGATAAGCGTCAGGAACTGAATGAAGCACTTGACGAATATCTTAAACAGAAGTTTGAACCATATGGAATTATTATTGATACAGTAAACTTTACTTCTATTTCCACCGATGATGAGACACAGGCTGCAATTCAGAAGAAAGTGAATGCACAGCAAGAATTAGAACTTGCCAATATTGAAGCTAAAACAGCCAAAGTACAAGCCGATAAAGATAAAGAAGTTGCACTAATTGCTGCTGAACAAGAAAAAGAAAAAGCAGCTATACAGGCAGAACAGTCCAAAATTGATGCAAAAGGTAAAGCTGAAGCAATTAAGATTAAAGCTGAAGCCGAAGCAGAAGCCAATAGAAAAATTGCAGAATCACTTACTCCTGAGCTGATTGAAAAACAGAAAATTGATAAATGGAATGGTGAAGTTCCAAAGATTCAGGGAAGCAACACTTCTACTATCGTAGATACAAGAGATATGACAGCTGATGAGAATGCTGAATAATAAATAAACCAGTCAGAGAGCCACATGAGAGCCAGACTAAATCCTAAGAAGAAAGGAGGTCTGGCTCTATTTTTATGCAAAAATTTACAGAAGGCTCATTTGAATGGTATCGGGTAGTCTTAAATCAAATCATCAGCGGAGATATGTCTGTTTACCAGAATCAGAAAGACTGCCTTGATCTGCTGTTAAACATGAACATTGATTTGCCGTTTACGGAGAATTTAGAAGCACAGCAAATGGCAATAAAAGTAAGTAAGTATGCTCATAACGTAGCCGCAAGACAAGCTGCATTGACGGGAAGCGGTAATTTTGATGATATCTACTGGCAGTATTTGCTGCTAGAAGCTCCATGGCTATTCGAGAGTTATCTGCACTACATGGAAAAGAACAGGCAGCCACGCAGAAAATTCTATGAGCCGAGAAAAAAGACGCTGAATATTCTCGTACAGGATTTACAGGACTTAGAGGACGGAAAGATTGAGTTTCTTGGCGTGTCTATGCCACCCCGAACCGCAAAGTCAACCACCTGTATATTTTTCCTGTCCTGGATAATGGGTAAACGCCCGAACAGCCATAACGCTATGAGCGGTCACAGTGGAATCCTTGCCGACGGATTTTACGGAGAAATACAGAACCTTATTTCGACACCAGAATATACTTTCAATGAAATCTTTCCGTCTGCAACCCTTGAAAAGAAGTCGGCAGAGAAGAAAGAAATCAATCTTGGCGCACCGGACCGATTTTCAACACTGACTTGTCGTGGTATTGATGGAACATGGACAGGTTCCGTAGATATATCTTCAGACGGTTACTTATATGTGGATGACCTTGTTCGTGACAGAACTGAATCATTAAGCCCAACACGTCTGGAAAACCGGTATCAGGATTATCTGAACGTTCTGGTTGACCGTAAAAATGACGGTGCACGAGAGTTAATGGTCGGAACCCGATGGAATGTCATGGATCCCCTTGGAAGAGTGGAGACTGAAAAGAAAAATAATCCACGGTACCGTTTCAGAAAAATTCCGGCATTGAATGAAAATGGTGAATCCAACTTTGATTATGACTACGGAGTAGGATTTTCCACAAAATATTACGTGGATATGAAATCAAGGCTGGATGCTAATGAATGGCAAGCCAAATATCAGCAAAATCCATTTATCCGTGAAGAAATCCTTTTTCCAGAAGATGGACTTCGGTACTACAATGGAATACTTCCGGAAGGTGACAGCCGTGTTGTTACTGCCTGTGATGTTGCATGGGGCGGTGGAGATAGTCTTTCAATGCCTATTGGGCGAGAATACGAAAATGGAGATGTCTATATTTTTGACTGGGTATTTAACAAAGGAACGAAAGAAGTTACCCTTCCGCTCGTTGTTGGAAAAATCATCGGAAATGAAATACGACAGATTAACTTCGAGGCAAACAACGGTGGTGATATGTACAAGATGTACGTGGATGAAAAACTCAAAGAACAGAAGTATAAATGCAGCTGTACATCCAGCCGTGCACCGGGGAACATGGAGAAAATGTCTAAGATCATCGCATATTCAGATGATATAAAAAGAAACTTTATTTTTTTGGACAAAGAACACCGGAGCAAAGAGTATCAAGCAGCCATGGACGAACTTACTTTCTTTGTTCAACTTGGAAAGAATGTGCATGATGACGCACCGGACGGTCTTACTCAGCTTCAGATGTTTATAGAAAAAGGAAATGTAGGCACAGTGACGGCTATGCGCAATCCATTATGGGGAGGGAGAATGAGATGAACACACGACAATATCTTGAGCAAGTGCAAGATTCTGATAGAAAAATACAGAACAAAATACAGGAAGAATACCGCTTAAGGCTTTTGGCAACCAGTATATCTTCTTTTTCAAATGGAGATAAAGTGCAGACTTCCGGTGGAAAAGACCGTGTTGGTGATGCTGTAACCAGAATTGTTGAATTGCAGCAGGAAATAGCATCTGATGTCAAGGAACTGGCAGAATTGCAAATGAAAGTTTCCGGAGATATCAATGATATGGAAAACTCCATGTACTCATCCTTACTCCATAAGAGATACATAGAATTTAAAAATCTGGTCACGGTTGCAGACGAGATGGGATATTCCGTACAGCATATCCGTTCCTGCCATGGAAAAGCTATTGAAGCTCTACGAAAACAAAAGCATTTTGAAAGTTAATATGTTTTAATATGGAATCATATGTTCTATGTATAATATAATGTAACCTGTAAAACGAGCATCGGAGAATAATCCGGTGCTTTTTTAATGCCCGAAAATGGGAGGTGTAGGCAGTGGGCAGAAATAAAATGAATTTCATTGACTTATGCCGGGGCGAATTTGGTCGCAAAATTGCCTATACCGGTGTAAGCCAGATCACAACAGCAAACGTCAGAAAAGTTGTTTCTGATACAATCGGCACTCATAACCGGAATAGGGTACTGATTGACTATTTGTACCGGTACTACAAAGGAGATCAGCCGATTCTTTATAGAGAAAAAGTGGTGCGACCGGAAATCAACAACCGTGTATGCGAGAACCATGCACTGGAAGTTGTCCGCTTCAAAGCATCACAGACATATGGCGAACCTATCCAGTATGTATGCAAGAAGAAAAAAGCTACAGAAGAAGCAAATGAGCAGGTAGATCTGTTCAATGACTATCTGGACGAAGCAAATGCAGAAGCCAGAAATATTGAACTAGGGACTTATCAAAGCGCTGTAGGAACCGCATACAAAGCAATTTTGAAAGAAGATGACTGGGCAAAGGACAGTGAGTTACCGCCGTTTCGAATTTTTATACCGTATCCGGGGGATTGTTACATTGTTTATTCCCGGAAGACCGGAAAAGCGATGCTCTCGGTTCAGATTCTTAAAGATGAGAATGAACAGCAGTATTATTTATGTTTTTCGGCAAAACAATATTTTGAGATTCAGAATGGACAGATTACAAAAACCGGCATCAATGGTTTTGGTGGCATTCCGGTAGTTGAGTACCCGAATAATCACGACCGCCTTTCTGATATCGAGATTGCGATAACCATGTTTGACACCATGAATAACATGCAGTCAAACAGAATGGATGGCGTAGAGCAGTTCGTGCAAGCCCTTATGAAATTTAAGAACTGCGAGATTGATGAAAGCGAATTCCTGAAAATGATTAAGCTCGGCGCTATCTCTGTAAAAGATACTGGAAATGGTTGCCAGTCAGATGTTGACCTGATGACCGCTGAATTGAATCAGACGGAAAGCCAAGTTGCAAAGGACGATATCTACAGCAACATGCTTATTGTTGAGGGAATGCCGGATAGGCAGCAACAATCGTCTGGCGATACCGGTCAAGCTGTATATCTCAGAAACGGATGGGATTTTGCAGAGCGCAGAGCAAAACTGGATGAACCATTTATCCGGGAGGCTGAGAAAGCAAGTGCCAGAATCATTCTGAATATCATCCGACAGACCACAAAGGATATTTCAATCTCAACAAGAGATTTTGATGTAAAGATAACCAGAAACCCGACAGATAACATGCTTGTCAAAGCACAGGCTCTTGACTATCTGTTTAAAAATAAAATTCATCCGCTGATTGCATTGATTACTTGCGGACTTTTCAGTGATCCACAAAAGGTATACGAGATGAGTTTGCCTTACCTGGGAACTGTATATCCCGAACTGGCAGACCCGGACGCAGAAATGCAAAAAGCACAACAATTGATTGATAAAAGCAGTCAGAATCCGACTGGAATTGATTCAACGGTAAATTCTTCAGCTATCAATCAAAACTCGTAAATTCAATTATTAAAGGAATCAAGGAGTAACATCCAAGGTTCCTTTTTTAATACACAAAAATAATGCAACAGCCCGTGAGCGTAAATCGGGTGCAGATCATGTGCGGAGCGAACCGTGTGAAAAAGTGTGATGGTCTGAAAGAAAGGAGATTTCTATGACAAGAGAACAGGCAAAACAGGTACTTATTGGCTTTGGAATCGAGGAACCGTCTGAAGAACAGGTGACTAAATATCTTGATTCTGTTGAAACAGAGACAAAAAAAGTGAAGGAAAAAAACACTTCTCTGAAAGAAAAAGCTGATAAAGCAGATGACCTTCAAAAGGAACTGGACGATTTGAAAGCCCAGAATATGACGGATGCTGAAAGGCAGGAAGCGGAGCGACAGAAGGAAAAAGCAGAAAACGAAAAGAGGATTTCTGATTTGGAAAAAGCACTTGCTGAATCTAACAGGAAAGCACTTTCCAGTGAGATTACATCTGCTTTCGCTAATGCGGGCCTTTCCACAGAAACATACGCAAGCGCTATCAAAGCATTTTCATCTATGCCAGCAGATAAGTCTGAAGACGTAATGAAAGAAGTCAAAACTTTTGTTGATGGAATTTCCGAGGCAAATAAAGCGGCTCTGGATAACGCAAAATCCGAATGGGAGAAATCAGTTCTTGATAATACTCCGAATCCGGGCGGCGGAAATCCAGATAAGGGACAGAAAAAAGATGACAACGATAGTCCAGCAGCTAAGTACGCAAAAGCTTACTCAGCACGCATGAACCCTAAAACTGAACCGGCAGACGACAACGCACCGGTTAATTTTTGATTAAGTAAAGGAGATTTAGATTATGGCTTTTATGAAAACAAAGCAGTATGAGTCCACTCCAAATATTCTCGAATCTGAGGTTGGACTGGTACTGAAGACTTACACCGCAGACGCAACAAATGCAACAGCAGTAAATGACAAGAAAATCATCAAAGCAGGTTCCGTGTATCCGACAAATGCGACTGGTGCAAAAGGAATCGTATTTGAAGATGTTGATATGACAGACGATGCTAAAAGACCAATTTCCGTGATCGTAGCAGGACGTGTCCTTGAGAAGAGACTTCCAGTTACAGTCAACGAAGCTGCAAAAACAGAGCTTACCGCACAGGGAATTGTTTTTGTAACCACTACAGACCCAGTATTTTAAGGAGGTATAACTACTATGCCATACAATGTATTAGAAGCTATCACAGCAGAAGAAAGATTAAATTTCGCTCAGAACTTTTCTGTGGCGAGACCTGGTATCCTTGATACCATTTTCCCGGATGTAAAAACACCGTATTGGAAAGCCGAGTATTACAGACTTATGGCTGGACAACGACTGCCGGAGGTAGCATTTGTTCACGCTCTTGATACCGAAGCAGAAATCGGCTCCAGACCGGGATTCGAGAAAGTTCTGACTGAAAAACTCTTTATCAAGAGGAAAATCAATCAGTCTGAGCGTCTCCAGGAAGCTATCGAAAATGGCGTTCCAGACAACGAAACTCTTACAAACTTTGTTTTTGACGATGCCACAAACCTGTTTGAGGGCGTTGTTGCTAGAGCGAATGTTATGAAAGGACAGTTCCTTGCTACTGGTGTAGTAAAAATCAAAGAGAACAATGTTGACATGTCTATTGACTATGGCGTTCCGAGTTCTGCAAAGGTTGATCTTACCGATTGGTCTAAAGCAGATGCAGATATCATGGGCGATATTCAGAAGATGGTAACTGTAGCCGAGGATTCCGGATACGTAGTAACAAATGCAGTTACATCTCTGAAGATGATCAACTACATGAGAAACAACACAGCTATGCAGACAGCTGTTCTGGGAGCTGCGAATAAACGTCTCCTTACCAGACAGGAGCTTGCAAATCTGCTCATGCAGGAGTACGGAATCACCGTTGGTCGCTGTGATGAGAAATTCCGTTACAGAAAAGCAGACGGAACTCTGATGACTGGAAGATACTTCAAAGAGGATGTGTTCACTCTCTACGAAGCTGATGCAAGCGGTTCTTTCGGTACTGGACTTTGGGGGCCAACACCGGAAGAGAATGAATACAGACAGTTCATCCAAGAAGAGAATCACTCTTTTGTTACTCTTTCCATGTGGGCTACACAGGATCCAGTTGCCGTATGGACAAAAGCATCCGGTATGTTTATTCCGGTAGCACCGAAAGCCAACGGCGGTATCGTTATCGGTACAAAGGGGGAATAAGCGGGCATAGCCTTGATGAAAACAGCCAGTCACCGTCTGTAGCTAGTGGTTCACACAAGTATACAGAAAGCGAGCTGTCCAGTATGACTGTGGCTCAACTGAGACAGCTTGCAAGTGACAATGGTTATGCCCTGACTTCCACAAACAAGGCTGGTATTATATCAGAAATTATAGCGCAGCAAGGGTAGGTGAAATGGCATGGACGAACAGCTTACAAGCGATCTGACAACATATCTGGAAGGTGATGAACTGACCGCAAGGATGATTCCCTTAGCAGTCAAAAGAGCTATTCGGTCATTCCAGAAAAAACGCAATTATCCTGAGAGTTATACGAAAGAAAGCATCAATAAAGATATGGACGAATGCTATGATTGTATTTTCGATTTGGCTCTTTATTTTCTTGTGAAACAGGGAGTTGAATTTGAAACATCTCATTCGGAAAATTCTGTAAATGCAGGATGGAACTCTGAGACAGAGATATTTGTTAATCACGGCGTTTTTCCCTTTGCCAGAGGAATCTGACAGAAAAAGTAGGTTGAGAACGTGACGCATTTCCTCCCAGGCGTTGCTGGGGTACTTCATTATGAGGTGGGAAGAAGTACAAAAAATGTAATGGGAGTGAAGGAGAGTAGCGATGGAATGTGAACAGAATTGCTTTAACGAACACCGCTTAGAAGAATTGGAAAAAGTTGTTCACGAAATAAAAGAGAAGCAGTCTAAACGTGACGGTATTTTTTTTGAACGTATCAATGCGCTTGAAACCAAAATTGTTCTTTACAACAATGATCTCGGGCACATAAAAGATACGGTGGATGAAATGAATGATAATTTAAAATCCCTCATGGAAGCCCCGGGAAAACGCTACGATACGATTGTTGTTTGCGTTATCACGGCCGTGATCGGGGCTATTGTAGGGTTTGCATTAAGCGGTATCTTTCCGGCATAATAAGCAATTCCACTTGTAAGGGAGGCGGTGGGATTATGAATTATACAGACTTTTCAGAAGATGAAAGAAAGTTTTATCTAAGCGAATCCGGGTTTGATTCCCGAGAAAAAGAATTTTTCCGGTTGAGAGTTTATGAGGAAAAAACATTGTTTGAAACAGCAGAGATTATGGGGTATAGTCCAAGAACCATTGACCGCATAAACCGAAAAGTAAAAAAGAAGATTGTTAAAGTTGCCCCGATGTATTATCGGGGCTTTTCTTTGTATCATGGCGAAAATATGGCGAAATAGTGTCGTTCAAATACTTAGGTTTCTCTCATATAATGTAAGCATAGAGAAAAGCTTACAGAGATGGGAGGAACACACTATGGCATTTTATCCATATTATCCGCAACCATTGAATCCATACCCACAAACACCGGTACAACCGTATCAAGATAGATTGGCACAGTTGCAGAACAACTACCAACAGACAATGCCTTATGGACAGGCACAAATGCAACAGCCGATGCAGCAGATGCCACAGGTTGCTATGCTTTCGGGGCAAATGGTTGATGGCATTGATACTGTAAAAGCAAAAGATGTGGATATGACTGGAAATCCTGTCTATTATCCAAAAACAGATGGTACAGAAATATACAAAAAGCAACTACAGGCAGATGGAAAAAGCAGGATTTTTGTTTACCGACTTTTAAATCCAGACGAACAACAGCAACCAAAAGCAGAAGAAAAACCGATTGATATAGAAGCTATGTTTAATCAACTTCGGAACGATGTTTGTTCTGAGATTTCTGAAATAAAGAACATGTTCCCGACACAAATGTCGGTAACACCGGAAGCCAAGCAGCAGAACGGAGGTAAGCAGAGATGAATTTCAATCCAAATACCATGATGAAAAAACAAGTTGAAAGAATGATTTCTCAGAGGTTCGGAAGTGTTGATAACATGATGAACGATATGAGTAAATTTGCAGGGAATAATCCAACATTGAAAAATGCTTTGGATTTATACAAAAAAGGTGATACAGACCAGTTACATCAAATACAGCAAAATGTATTTAACGAAAAGCACTTATCACCAGATGGAATTATTCAAAAATTCCTTGGATTATAACACTTCCCCATGATTGGGTGATTTAAAATCGCTACAATTTGGGATGACAGCCGCGGATGTCTCCTATTGTAAATAATTTATAAGGAGACTAAAAACATGATGAATGGTTCTAATTACAGTCTTAGCGACATTGCAGCTGCTACAGGCTCTAATAACCGTGCCAATGACATGTGGGGCGGCGATGGTTTTTCACTTATTTGGCTCGTACTGATCTTCGCAATCTTCGGATGGGGAGGTTTTGGCGGCTGGGGCGGTGGCTTCGGCGGTAATGGTGGAAACGGTGCTAATGGTGCCGGATTCCAAGGATGGGCTACACGTGCCGATATCAACGAGGGCTTCGCTCTTAACGATATCCAGAACGGTATCAGAGGTATTCAGCAGGGCATCTGCGACAGCACATATGCACTCAACAATACCATGCAGAGTGGTTTCAACGGCGTGAACGTTGGAATGCTTCAGGGCTTCAATGGCGTTCAGCAGGCAATTAACGCTGATACTGTAGCAAACATGCAGAACACCAATGCTTTACAGGCACAGCTTGCAAACTGTTGCTGTGAAACAAGGGAAGCTATCCAGGGTATCAACTACAACCTGGCAACCAACACTTGCGCTCTTCAGAACACAATGAACAACAACACCAGAGACCTTCTGGACAATCAGAACAGCAACACCAGAGCAATTCTTGATTTCTTGACGAATGATAAGCTTGCAACATTACAGGCAGAGAACTCTGATCTGAAACGTGCTGCATCTCAGGATCGCCAGAGCGCACTTCTTACAACTGCAATGGCATCTCAGACACAGCAGTTAATCAATGCAATCAATCCAGCAGCTATCCCGGCATATGTTGTTCCGAATCCAAACACCTACTACGGTGGATGCAACGGATACAGCAACGGTTGCTGCTAAGTAACTCACCCTTAGAGGTTGACTAATTCTGAGAGGTGGGTTACGGCTCACCTCTTATTTGATTGAGAGGTAGAAGTATGAGTTGTAAAAATGTTTGTAAACTCTGCAATCATCTTGTGATAAGCCAAGCTGTTGCGTTTACCGGTGGTAATCTTGTGATTACACTTCCAGCAGGTAGTTATAACAATGGTGAAAAATATTGCATTGTGATTGCACAGAGCATACCAGAAACCACTACGATTAACGCTCCGGTGGTGATTCAGATAGGAACGGGAACAACCCTGTATCCATTACAGAATCGTTGTTGTGCACAGGTTACGGCTTGTGGCGTAAGAACCAGAACGAAGTACGCAACCAGAGTAGCTACGAGTGCAACTGGTGGAGTATTCAAGATGTTAGGGAATCCGGCTTGTAGCCCGAGTAACAATTTGACAGCAATTAATGGTACAGCCCCAACAGCAGATACACCTGTTACACAGGCTGTTAGAAAGGGGGCACTGTAATGCATAAAGTTGCAATGGAAATGGGAAAATGGGCTATGGAAAAAGCCAAGACACATGGCTTCGATAATCTCAGTGCTCAAGACTGGGACGATCTGAAGGACTGCATGGAAGCTGTAAAGTGTGCAATTTGTGCAGATAAAGATTACAGAATCGTAGAAGCTATGGATGAATGCGAACAGGAAGAAAAGTATCTTGGACGCATGGGATATGACAGGTATCGTTACGCAAACGGCAGATTTGCCCCAAAGGGTAGAGGAAGTCGTATGGGATATAAGCCATATCTGTACATGGAAGATGATGACTGGATGGACGAGTATTTGAACAATCCAGAGTTTGAACGTAATATGTACCGCATGGGTTATCATCCGGACCGTAGTGATATGAGGATGGACGGAACGAACCGTCAGCAGTCCAGATACGGCGAAACCTATGACAGATACAGCGAGAATCGCAGGCATTACCATGATTCCAAAGATGCAGATTCAAAACAGAAGATGGACAGTTCGATGAAGGAGTACACGCAGGATGTTATTCGTACCATGTCTGAGATGTGGTCGGATGCAGATGCAACCCTTAGACAACAGATGAAAACTGATTTGACTAAGCTTCTTCAACAGATGAATTAAAAACAAGGCCCTTGTTACAGGAATGTAGCAGGGGCTTTTTGGTTTAAAGGCGGTGGTTTTATGCTAAGACAATTTTACATGAATGGGCAAAAATGGAAAGTTCGGTTCACTCATCCTGAGAATCCAGTACTGGTTGACCGTACCGGTACTATGACCTGCGCTGTGACGGATGGAAACACAAGGATTATTTGGATTTCTGACGCTATTTCGGGTGAATTTCTCACAAGGGTAGTTTTACATGAGTTGAGCCATGCAATGATGTTTTCGAGCGGATTTCTTAAAGAACTACATAGACTTGTACCACGTGAGAATTGGGTGGAAGTAGAAGAATTGATTGCTAATCTGATTGCCGACAAAGCAAGGCAGATTTTTGAAATCGCATATGAGATTGTAGGGAATGAAGCGATACATTTTGTTCCGTATCTGTTGGAACAGGTGGCGTAAAACAGATACTTCCTTAATGAACTAAATGGGAAGAGGAAAATTTTATGGTTTTAAGTTCCATACGACAGTATCATTTTTCAACATTTGTATACCACTTACTCCGTCTGTATAAAATCCAATGGTTGTTCGATTTCCGTCATCTGTCCAAAAATCAAGGTAGGCATTGTTTATTCCAACTGAACCTGAGCGGAAAGTTATCCGGCTTATATTTCCATTGAATGCAGTTTTACTATTTAATTCATTTATTTTAAATCAAAAAAATCCCCAGAACTGAGGAACTGGGGACTGGAATACTATGAAACCTGGGTGTACGCTGTTCCCTGATTTCCTTGTGAGAATAACATAAAAAAGCAATTTTGTCAATGGAGGGTGCACATATGAGAGGTAGACTTCGCCAGAAACAGTCCATATGGATTTCGACAGTAACAGAAAAAAACAATGGAATGGATAAAACGCTTGTCTATTCAAACCCACAAAAGAAGAACATTTCAGTATCAGCAACAGCCGGTACGCCAGAAGAACTGTCTGCCGGAATCATTCCCGACTATGACCGGTACATTACGGTTTTTGACCGAACATTTCAGCCAAAAGAAGGCAACGTCTTGTGGGTTGATGTCGTGCCAGAAATCAGGGAAGACGGAACATTAATCCTTGATGGAGATAACAGCCCGACTGTTCTTCCAGACTACAGGCTTAAGAGAATCCTTGATACTCAAAAAGGACAAGTTGCCCGATATGGAATAGCGAAAATCGGTGGCAACAATGAGTAGGAAAACAATCCGGTGCAGTTTGAACCATAATTCTTTGCAGTCTGCAATTCAGCAGTTGGAAGCATACCGGAAAGATATTCAAAGGAAGAACCAGATTTTTGTTGATAAACTGGCTCAAGAGGGAATACAGGTTATCCAGACCACAATGGAATCTGTTCCGACCGAAGAAAAAGGTTCTTACTACACGGAAGTTATTAATAACGGACATGGCGATATTGTTGGTGCAGCAGTCCGGCTTTCTGGGGACAAGGTTCTTTTTATCGAATTTAGCGCCGGTATTTCTTATGGAACGGACAGCTATCCATTACCGTCTGGCGCTGATTATGGTGTTGGTACTTATCCAGATCAAAAACACGCCTACGACCCAAACGGATGGTGGTATGTGGATGAAAGCGGACAAAAACATCATTCTTATGGTAACAGGGCATATATGCCAATGTACCATGCGGAAGAAGCTATCATTATTCAGATACGACATATTGCAAAGGAAGTGTTTGGAAGTTAAACATCCTATACTAAAATATGGAATCATATGACGCATATTTTGTACAATTAAGATGCGAAGCATCTACCGGAAAGGTAGGTGCTTTTTTCATGCCAAAAAAATAAATCATAAAAGATAATTGAACAGGCAGGGTGATTAAATGCCGGAAATATTAAAAAACCCGATATCCGAGATATACAAGCGTTGGAATAAATCTGTCGAGCCTGTAGTTGGTAAAGGAAATTTTTCAATGGACAGAAGCCAAACTCTTGCATCTGGAAAGAAAACCTATGCAAGGCTTTACATGTTGGGAAATGTTCTGACAGAAGGAGACCTTGAAGGCGATGAATGTGCCACGGTTCCAACTATCCAGATTGAGTGCTTTGCCGCAGGTACAGCTCCACTTGCGAAAGTATATCAGATTGACGAAAAAAGCCACCAGTCCATGATTGACATGGGATTTCGCAGAACCTACGGGCCTGAACTCATGGGCAACGCTGATGATAGTATCAAGCGGCTTGTTAGCCGATACACAAGAATTTACACTGGGCAGTTGCTCAGTGAATGAAAGGGGTGAGACAGAATGGATCAGATCATGAACTATGTGAAACCAGAACTCCTGGTTGTAGCTGTAGTCCTGTATTTTGTAGGAGTATTCCTCAAACAGGCTGAAACCGTAGCTGACAAATACATTCCTGGAATCCTTGGACTTCTGGGCGTAGTTGTCTGCGGAATCTATGTTTTTGCTACATCTACAGTCACAGGCGGCCAGGAAGCTGCAATGGCAGTCTTTACCGCAATCACACAAGGTATTCTTGTCGCAGGACTGAGTACTTATGTGAATCAGGTCATTAAACAAGTAAGCAAAGAAGAGTAGAAGGGCGGTGATCCTTTTATCTCCCGGGCACAGGGTTACGTGTCAGAGCCGTAATGGCTCTTTTTTTATGCAGTAATTTATAGCCGAAAGGCGGAAAGGAGCCAATATGGCAGGAAATATCGCAGGAATCAGTACCGTTGGTGCTCTTACCGGTTATGCAGTAGAGACAGTAGCGGGAACAAAACCAGAAAAATTCAAACTGCTTCACAGAATAAACGCTTCTGATGAAATCGCTATCGACGTTGAGACTATCGATGCATCCGCTCTCGAAGACGAAATCGAGAGAACTATCGCAGGTCGTGGTTCAACCGGTGGTACGTTCAATGTAACCGTAAACGTTACAGACGAAACAATCAAAGAGTGGGAAGATCTTATCAGCGCTTACAAAACAGCTCACGCGAGCGGTCTGTCTATGTGGTATGAGGAATATTACCCGGCGCTTCAGAAAGCGTTTTTCACCAAGATCGAGCCGCCGACTATCATTCCTAAACCGGCAAGAGATCAGAACGGTCTTCTTACTGTTGACATGTCCCTGACTATTAATGAGTATGTCGGCCCGGATACAGCAGTTAAGCCAACTGAAGGCGAATAACAAATATATCTAACTGGGAGGAAAAGATATTATGTATAAACTTTTAAAGATTGGTAGCAAAGAGTATAAACTGGAATACGGCATTGAGGCATCTCTTTACGATGATTGCGTCAAAAGTGTAATGAACACGCTTCTGGCAACCAGTGGCGGTGTGGATAAAACTCCGGAAGAAATGATTTCCGGCATGGCGAATATTCCGAACACAGCATTAACCGTGTTTTATGCAGGGCTTCTTCAATATCATGGCGATAGTCCAGATGCAGACGGCTCTGTTCCGAATCTTGCAACTGCGAAGAAACTTGCAGCACAATTCATTCAGGAACATAAGGATGATGAGCAGGGCAACTTTTACGGTATCTTTGCCATGTGTCTTGAACAGATGGAGGAAGATGGTTTTTTCAAACTGACCGGTCTGGAGACGTTCATGGACGATCTGAACGTAGCAGCCAAACCGAAGAAAGCTCCGAAGAAGCCGACAGATCACCAGAAAAAAGCTACAGCGAAATAATCTGGACAGAGTTATATCCGGCGGCTGTTCGCATCGGAATGAGCCGGAAAGAATTTCTCAGAAGTACCATACGTGACCTTCAAGTAAGGATACGTGAGTACGAGAAAGGTAAACGTGATGAGATAGAAACTCAGGTAAAACTGATTGAATATCAGTCATGGCTTTCCGGCTTATATGTGAAATCTGCGGTATCAAGTGCACTTTCTGGCAAAGTAAAATATCCAGATAAACCAATCACAGAAAAAACAAAGAAACCACAGATTGAAGAAAAAACAGATGTTCCGAAACGGTCTGAAGCTGAATTGAAGCAAGAAGAACGTTATTACGAACTTCTGATAAAAAAGGCAAATGCGAATATTGCTGAGATAGGAAATGAAAAGGGCAGGCAGGATGAATAAAAGTCTTGTCTGCCCTTATTTTTTTGATTAAAAGGAGGTGTTTTTATGGCTGATAATACCATTGATACCCTTGATATACAAATAAATAGCAGTACCAGGAACGCTACAAAAGCATTGAGTAATCTGGCTAAAAAGTTAAAGGATGTTGACACAGCACTGGGGAACGTCAATACCGGTGGGCTTAGAAACTATGCTCGTGAAATTGGAAGAGTATCAGCAGCCTTACAGACATTAAACAAAACAAAAGTTAGTGTGCCGAACTTAGCTGGATTAACTGGTCAGCTTCGAAGTTTGTCAAAAGTTGACTTTACGACGCTTGGAGCGAGTACGAAATCTTTGCAGAATCTGGCTGCCGGATTAAGCTCTTTAAAAGGTGCTTCGAACATTTCAATTCCAAAGATTGATACAAAAAACGTCAAGTCAGCAGTAAACGCTATTCGAAAATTTCAAGAGATTGATGCTGTGAAAATGCAGCCAGCAATAACCGGTGTTGAAAAGATTGCCAGTACCATGAACGCTCTTAATGGAATGAACTTCAAAGATTCTAAAATCACGAATGTCATCAATTCCTTAAGTCGACTTGCAACAGCGGACATGAGCAGCTTTGATACTTCAAAGATGGGAGAAATCATCAAAAGCATCGACAGCTTAAATGATGTCAGGGACGTTTCTTCCAGTGTCAACCGGTTTGTAGGTTCACTGGCGAGACTTGCTAATGCTGGAGGAAAAGCAGACCAGTCAGCGGCAGGCTTGGAAACCCTTGGAAAGAACTTAAGGAAAGTTATTAATGGTATGCTGTTTACAGTAAAGCCCTCAGAATCCATAAACATGTTTGTGCAATCCATTTCACGGTTAGCGAATGCAGGTGACAAAACCGGTAAAACTGCATCGCAATTAGGAAATCTAGCCACAGAAGTAAAGAAGTTCTTTACCGCCATGCAGGATGCTCCACGAATCAGTGAGAATACACTGAGAATGACTGAAGCCCTCGGGCAGTTGGCGACGGCCGGTGGAAAAGTAGGAACCGCTACGAACACTGTGGTCAATTCCTTTAACAAGCTTTCCTCTATCGGTTCGGGACTTTCTTCGTTACTCGGTGGGGTGGCGACAAAAGCAAAGAGTGGATTGGGATTTCTGGCAGCCGGAATATCCAATCTGGTCAACAGGAGCAGTGGGCTGAAAACAGCATCTTCCAATGTAGGCTCTTTCATTAAGACCGTCCTTGGCTTCAAAGCGGCTTCAGCTGTAATGAGCAAATTCAGCGAAGCCATGGGTGGAAAAGGAATCCTTGAGATCGGTTCCGATATCGCTGAGGTCGAGAACGTTGTAGATGTTGCTTTTGGAAGCATGGCAGATCAGGCATACAAGTTTGCATCTACGGCGACAAAACAGTTCGGACTGTCGGAATTAGCAGCAAAGAACTACTCCGGAACCATGATGGCAATGCTGAATGCTTCTGGTGTAGCACAGGAATCAGCTGCGAAGATGTCAACAACTCTTGCAGGATTAGCCGGAGATTTGGCATCTTTTTACAACATTGATACTGATACCGCCTTCTACAAAATAAGGGCGGGCATTTCGGGTGAAATCGAGCCTTTAAAACAGCTCGGAATAAATCTTTCGATCGCCAACTTACAGGAATATGCGCTGTCACAAGGCATTACAACAGCCTATAATTCCATGACACAGGCTCAGAAAACGATGCTGCGCTATAACTACATTATGTCAGTTACAAGTGCACAACAGGGGGACTTTGCTAGAACAGCCGGTAGACTATGTGCCGCCTGATGTAGCAATACATCAGTGAAAATCGGGTAAAGTCGGTAAATGCTAAGTTGACTTAATACGAACATTTTGATATAATATGTTTGAGGTGATTTAATGCGAACATATTATATTTACAGAGCTACAAATAGAATAACTCAAGAATCTTATATCGGGCAGACAAACAATTTCCGTAACCGAAAATGGCAACACGAAAGATGTTATGAAAAAGAAAAATGCAAATTTCACGATGCGATTGAAAAATACGGAACAGATAATTTTGAATGGGAAATTTTAGAAACTTGTGATACAAGAAAAAAAGCTTTAAAACTTGAAAGAAATTATATCACACTGTATAATACTTATCATAGTGGATACAACGAAAACAAAGGAGGAGTTGGCGGACATAACTCAATTCCTGTAGTTTGTCTTGCAAAAGATGGAACTTTTATTAAAAGATATGATAGTGCCACTGAAGCAGAGAAAGACGGCTTTTGCGTAAACAGTGTATTGGAATCTTGCAGGAGTGAAACGCGTACTGACCATGGGTGCATTTTTATGTACGAGAAAGATTTTCAGCGCTATGGATCACGAAAGTACACTCCGCCAGAATCAACAAGCATGAGAAGTATTATTCAATGTGATAGCAACGGAAATTTCATACAAAAATTCAAAAGCGTCCAAGAAGCTTCAGAAATGACAGGCGCTAATCGCACGACTATTTCCGGAGTTTTAAGCAAAACATATAAATCCGCAAACGGCTTTATTTTTGTATATGAAGAAGATTTTCCGATAAAAGATTTGAGTGATTATCAAAAACGAAAAAAAGGTAGAAAAGTAGCTCAAGTAAATCCTGATACAGGAGAAATATTAAAAGTGTTTAATAGAATATCGGATGCAGGAAAAGAATTAGGTGTGTGCTACAAGGGCATACACAAGGTAATCGACAAACCTGATAGAACTGCATTTGGATATAAATGGATAAGTCAATAAGTTAATACCGAGATAAGGCTATAGAATAAAAGCTATAGCACATTGTAGAGCGTAGGGATTGAACCTAGGCTCTTTTTTATTAAAGAGTTTAGAATATAATATCCCCAAGAGTATCCGACATCCTTATGGGATGAAAATGTACGCCGAACTTATAGGAAACTATAAGAACTATAGGATAAAAAGCCTATAGGATAACATTAATTGACATATGCAAACCAAGTACGTCTCCTTACTATGAACCTCCAGTCCCTTGCATCTGTTATCGGACAGGGCTTAATCGCAGCAGTCCTTCCGGGAATCCAGGCTCTTAACGCCTTGATGTCAAAACTTATGCAGGCTGCGGAAACATTCCGTAACTTCATGTATGTTCTGATGGGGAAAAAGATTAAAGGTTCCACAAGCGGGGTCGTAAATGATCTTGCTGGACTGGAAGATTCCGCAGCAGACCTTAGTGGATTACAGGACGCCGGAGATGCAGCAGCTTCCGGGATGGACGATGCTACTTCATCAGCAAAAGCTCTGAAGAAAGCTCTTTCTGTTCTTCCATTTGACGAACTGAATCAGCTGACAGATAATTCTAGTTCATCCGGTTCAACACCTGGTACCGGAAAGAGTAAAACTGGCACCGGTACAACACCGTCACTGGGCCTTGGCGGAATCACGGACCAGATAGACGATGCTCTGAACAAAGAAGAAACTCCTATCAATAAATGGGCTGAAAAAATCCGTAAAGCTTTTCTCAACCATGACTGGGAAGGGCTTGGAAAGACCATTGCAGATATGCTTAATATCGGAATCCGGAAGATTTATGATGTTATTAGTTGGAGTAATGTGGGCCCGAAAATTGTTGCATTTTGTGATGCTTTTACTCGATCTTTTAACAGCCTTGTCGAAAACATTCACTGGGATAGATTAGGGCGTACTGTCGGTGCCGGTATCAACACTTTGGTCAACACCTTTGAGCTTCTGATCGGCCCGGGCGGCATTGATTTCGTAAACATTGGTAACAAACTGGCAACTGGGCTTCGCGGAATGATTGATGAAGTTAACTGGCCGAACCTTGGTCAAGTCCTTGGCAGTGGATTTATGATAAGCTGGAATATTCTGGACGGTTTTGTTCAGAAGATGTCAAAAGAGAATAATGCCGGGCTGACTGGTTGGGAACAGTTAGGAACTGCGGTTGCTGATGCCATGAATGGAGCTTTTGGGCGAATTTCGTTTTCAAAGATAGCCACTACGATTGCGACCGGATTAAACGGTGCATTTCAGACATTGGCTGCATGGACGCAAAAATTCAACTGGGACGGATTGGTAACTAATATTTCCAGCGGAATAAATACTTTTATCGGAAAGTTCAAGTGGAAAGAGAACGGAACATCCTTAAATACTTTCATCACTAATTTACTGAATGCTCTGGTTGATATCGCAGGAGAAACAGACTGGGAATCTTTCGGAAGAGGCATCGGACTATTCCTTAGCCAGATAGACTGGGGAAGTCATTTAAAGGATTTAGCAACAGTATTACTGGATGTTTTGGGCGGTATTTTTTCTGGATTAGGAGAAACCACAGCCGGTAAGTTTGTAGTTGCGTTTGCGGGCGTAGGATTGGTGTCAAAGGCTGACACCTTAGTATCCTCTATCTTAGTCGCTATGGGAAAACTGCCGACCGGGACCAGTGCTACGGCAACATTATTGGGGACAGCACTCAGCAAAATAGCGACTGCATTTTCAACAAGTACATTAGGCACAACTGTTGGAGTTTACGCTCTGGAAGCTGTTGACAAGTTGAAAGCAATCCCGACTACCATAACAACACAGATTGCTCCGAAAATCCTTGAAGTTATAACTACCAAACTTTGGCCAGCTGCAACTGCTTTCGCTGGTTCAATTGGAACTTGGATTACAGGAACTTTTGCGCCAGCTATGGCAACAGCGTTTTCTACATTGGGCAGCGTACTGTTCAGTCCGATAGGCTTAGCTGTTATCGGAGCTGTTGTTGGTGGATTTCTGCTGTGGCAAAATTGGGATACCGTTACGGAATTTGCCGGTAAAGCTAAGGAAGCAATAGAAAATGCGTTCAGCACTGCCGGAACTTGGCTTTACACACATGGCTCAAACCTTATCAATGGACTTTACAACGGCGCTAAAAACGTGATTTCCACTGTTGGAACATGGCTTAAAACAAATATCTCGGACCCTATTATCAACGGTGTTAAAAACCTTTTCGGTATTCATTCTCCGTCTACGGTTTTTGCTGAGATTGGCGGATATTTGATATCTGGACTGAATCAGGGAATCTCTGACAGGATTGGAAGCGTGATTGATACGTTCACAAACATTAAGAACACCGTAACCGGCGTATGGGACGCTATTAGTTCAAATACCAAAACAGCATGGGATTCAATCGGCTCAAAAATTAAAGGAGCTTGGGACACCATTACTGGTCAGACGGAAATCAATTCTGCGTCCGCAGCTACAAGCGCTGAAAAATCCTTCAGTCGTGTAAGCACATCTGCGACAAGAAACTGGGGAAATTCTTCCCGTGAAGTAACCAAAAATGTCCGCCAGATGAAGGTTGATGCAAGTACAGAGCTTGGCAGAATGGATGAAACCGTCCGCAGCCACTTTGGAAGCCAGTACAGAATCGCTCTTGGCAAATGGCAGAATCTTGGAAGGGATATATCTTCCTACATCCGGGGAACCATGGACACGAGCATAGGCGGTGCGATTGGCGGCATAGTTAATACAATCAGCCGAAATTTCAGCGATATGTATAGTATCGGGCAAACGGCTATGCAGAATCTCCGAAACGGCATGGAGTCAATCAACATCAGAACTCCACATATATCCATGGATTACACTGATTGGCAAGAGGGACAGACCCATAAGTGGCGGTACAATTCGAGAGTTGACTGGTACGCTAAAGGCGGTCTTTTCAATGCGGCATCCGTAATTGGTGTCGGTGAAGCCGGAAAGGAAGCGGTCCTTCCATTGACTAACAAACAGGCTATGAAGAGCATTGCTGACAGTATCACCGGAAACATGCCAGACGGAAGTATTGGACTGGGCAAGGAGGAAATGGCACAGGCGGTAACACAGGGCGTTGCCATGGCAATGATGAACATGAACACCGGCGGAAACTCATCTCCGCAGTACATTTCCAATACGATCAATCTGGACGGACGTGCTATTGCGAAAGCTGTCACAAAAGCCCAGAACGACAACAACCGGCGGAAGAATCCTAGCCCAGCATGGTAAAAACCATTGCCATTTCTGCCGGATTGCGGTATAATGAATGAGTAACAAGTAACACCTATATCTTGTTATATTGTACGAAAAACAAAATATTGAGCAGACTTTTAAGATGATATTTACTTGGGTTGAAACAATGACCCGTTTTCTGTGATACCGTCTTGGAGTCTGCTCTTTTTTTGCTTTACAGAAGGGAATGAATCAAATGAAGCCATATGGATTAGTTGACAGAAATATTATACTCAACAAGAGTCTATCGTTGGAAGCAAAAGGAATATACGGCATATTGATGAGCCTTGATGGAACAGACTTTGAACTGGATGAAATCTGCGAATATGTTTCAGAGGGCAAAGCAGTTGTAGAAAAAGCTTTAAACGAATTGGTAAATCATGGATTTATTTCATTCGAAAAAATAATACGGTAAAACCAACAGGCTTACCCGACGGGGGACAAGCGTAAACCGTAATGCGCCTGCCTGTTGTTTTTATAAATTACGGATTCTGGCTATTCATGGCAAGCCACATTGAACCAATACGGAGGTTATCTATTATGAATAAAAAATTATCAGATCTTATTTTATCTACTCAAAGCAATCTTGTTATAAATTCCGAACTAGCAGTAAAAATAGGACTTAATGAAGCTATTGTTTTAAGACAAATTTATTATTGGCTTGAAATTAATGAAAAGTTAAAAAGAAATTATCACGATGGAAAGTATTGGAGTTACAATACCATGGAAAATTGGAGAAAAGAAAATTTTCCGTGGTGGTCAACAAAAACCGTTGAAAGAGCATTTAAAAATTTGGTAAATTCCGGCCTTGTTATTACGGGCAATTATAACAAGGACAGTAGGGACAGAACTAAATGGTATTCTATTGACGAAGATGTTCTTGAAAAAATCTTAAAAGATACTGTTGAAATTTCAATGTCAGATTGTCCGTGTGCAAATAGACAAAATGACGAAATGCACACCGACAATTCGACAGAAGCATTACCAGAGACTACTTACAGAGAACACTATACAGAGAATACAGATAAAGACTTTATTTTGTCAAATAAAGAGAAAAAGACTTTACCAAAGAATGGTAAAGGTTCAAAGACTTCTGCTCCTAATAATATTAACATACTAGATATAAATAATATACCCTCACGGACAACTGAGCAGAAGGAAGTGTACCGCAAGCAAAAACAGAAAAATCGTTCTGAGAAATACCGGGACGAAGATGTACCACAGATTCTGTACAATGAGTTTAATTCACTGTATGGTGAACAGGAGAATATTCTGGAAGATCATGACATCTGTCTGACCATGGCAGTTATCGCTTATTACTTCAAGCAGTACCGGGAATACATGGGCGAACAGCATATAATGATTTCTGCCGAATACGCAGATCAGTTCATGGGTGTTATCATTGGCGATGATTCGCCACTTCTGAAAGCAGACGTGGAAGAAAAAGATGAACTCCGGTTCTATCAGGACATGATAGACGAGTTTTTTAAATCAGACATTGGTCAGCGAAATGGAAAAGATTTTGACCGTCATATCTGGTTATTCTTCTCAGAGAGAAATCAAGACATTTTGTGTGAACGAGTAAAACAGAAATGGGAGGAGGAAGTTGAATGTCAGTAGACAGACCATTATTCATGCCAGGAGACATCGTAAAACATTTCAAGAGAGAAACAATCTGTGATCCGCAGAGCAATGATTATCTGTATGCCATCATTAGCGAAGCGACGCATACGGAGACTGGAGAACCACTGATGATTTATCAAGCCCTGTATGGCGAAAGGAAATTGTATGCCAGACCGCAAAAGATGTTCTACAGCCTGGTGGATAAAGAAAAATACCCGAATATTTCCCAGAAGTATCGATTTGAAAAATACAGAGGAACGATTTATATTGAATAAAACGGACGAAAAATCGTTTGAAATACCGTAGGTGATAATTTCCTCACGTGACGCATAAAAATGGATTCTAGGCGAAAATACTCAATCAATTATTGTGATTCTCATTGTAGTTTCTCTTTATCAGATGTATAATTGAGCTATCAATCCAAGGGAGGAAGAAGTAAATGAAAAAGTGGAAAAAGTTTACAGTGATCTTGCTGGCAATGATTATGGCGCTTGCCATGGCAGTTCCAGTATCAGCGGCAACGGTTAAAATCAACAAAACGAAGGTGACGATTTGCACGGGACAAACGATGCAGCTGAAGATGGTCGGAACAAAAGCGAAACCAAAATGGTTCAGCAGCTCAAGAAATGCGATTGTGAATAGCACCGGAAAAGTAACAGCAAAGACCCGAGGAGCAGCTACGATCACTGCCAAAATCGGGAAGAAGAGTTATCGGTGTTTGGTGACAGTAGAAGCACCGAGGATCAGCAGCTCAAATATTTCACTGTACAAAGGAAAAACGGCGCAGCTTAAAATGCTGAATACGAAACAGAAATACAGATGGAAATCTTCAAACACCAAAGTTGTAACAGTTTCGTCAACCGGTAAGATTAGTGGAAAAAATGTCGGAACTGCTTATGCTTCCGCCAGAAGTGCGTCTGGTAAAATATTTAAGTGCAAAGTCACGGTCAAGAACACACCTAGCAAACTTAAGATGCTTTTACCAAATCAAAAAGAGTGTGGAGATGCAGATTTCTTTATTGAATATAATTCTCAAAGAAGTACGAATGGTAAAACCGTACTTATGCAGTTATATAAACAATTTCCAATGGGATATATCAATTTTTCAGCAAATAATGTTGACCGGGAATTAATGACGTATGTCTATATTGACGGAACGCTTTGGGATCAAAATCACGGCACTTCTGTTAGCGGAGGGGGATCATTGGACGACATTTATATAAAATCTGGAACACACGTTGTCGAAATGGTGCAGTTTACAAATAATAATCGTTATGGAAAAGTGAAATCGTATCGTAGAGCAATGTACAAAGTAGTTTATAAATAAAGCTATGGACCGGAGAGAAATCTCCGGTTCTTTCTTTTACTCGAACATCCTATGTAAAAATATGGAATCATATTACGCCAAAAAAGTATAATGAATAATCATAAAGCGTCTATCTTTGATAGGCGCTTTTTTCATGCACAAAAATGAGGTGATTATTCAATGGCAGACGTTTTTATAAAAATTAATGGTGCAGCGATGCCTTGTCCGTCCTCTTTCACATGGGGACTTCAGGACATATCAGCGTCAGAATCCGGGCGTACTGATGACACGATCATGCATAAGAACCGTGTTGGACAGAAGAGAAAATTGGAAATCGGTTGGAACGCACCGGAATGGGAAAAAGCTTGCAAAATCGTGCAGGCGGTCAACCCAGAGTACATTTCTGTTGAATATCCCGATCTCTTGTCTGGAAACAAACACGAAGTCCGAACCTTTTATGTTGGCGACCGGTCCGCTCCTTTTAAATGCTGGTGGGTCGGGAATCAGCGGATGGAAGGATTGCAATTTGACTTGATCGAGCAATAGGAGGTGAGAGATTGAGAGATATTTCAGACAGATTTAAGAATGAACAAAATAACGATAACAGGAATTATTTAAAATACGCTGACATAACGCTGACGGATGGGACAGTTATCAATCTTACCAACGCTGATTTTTGGTCAAATGGTATGAAGTTCGAGGATTCCGTGTCTGACGACAACACGTTTAACATCGGGTCTGCAAATATCAATACTTTGAACCTGTCAATCAATAACTTTGATGGAAAGTATACAGATTACGATTTTACGGATGCTACGGTGATCTGCTACGTAGGAATCGAACTTGAGCCGGAAGATACCAGCGCATTGCTCGATACCACCGGTGATAAGATTCTGGATACGACCGGCAATGAAATCATAGTACATAAAAATGCTTTGATAGAAAAAATCCGAATATGTACAATGACAGTCATAGATACTCCGTACCAGAATACTACAATTATCGAACTAGAATGTGAAGATAATATGCGGAAGTTCGACCGTGATTATTCTGCAAGTAAGCTGAAATATCCAGCGACAAGGAAACAAATCATACAGGATGCTTGCAAGGTGTGCGGAGTAACACTGGACACACTTAATTTCTATCAAGATTCTTATCAGATACCGGCAAGGCCCGATGATGAAGCGCTGACCTTCAGACAGGTTATTGCATGGACATGCCAGATTGGATGCCAGTACGCCAGATGCGATAAATACGGCAGACTGACTATAAAATGGTATGATACGGAAATTACTGATGCAAACAGAGCAACTATAAAATCCACTAATGGTTTTACCCCAAACTTGGACGATGTGGTGATAACCGGTGTGCAGGTAACAGAGTATCTGGAATCTACGTCTCAGGACGAAGAAGCAAGTTCGTATCTGTACGGAGAAGAAGGATATGTTCTGAAAATCAGTGAAAACAAATTGATTCCGCAAGGAACCGGAGAGGTTGTTACAAACATAATCGGTGAAAAATGCGTCGGGATGTCTTTTAGACCGTTTGAAACAGAATGCTTGACTGATATAGTTCTTGAAGCCGGTGATGCTGTTTTAATCACCGATCGAAAAGGGAATAAGTATAAAAGCTATTTGACAAATGTCGTGCTGCAACCGGGAACGTTTGAACAGATTTCCTGCAATGCCGAAAGTGCGGCCCGGAATAGCTCAAAGACCTATTCACTTGTAACACAAGCAGCTGTGGATGCCAGAAAATCCGTTTGGAGAGAGCGAACCACCCGAGAGCAGGCATTACAAGAGTTTAAAGACCGGCTTGACAATTCCACCGGCGTATATACCACAGTCCAGACTCAACAGGATGGTAGCCAGATATTTTATTTACATGACAAACCCACACTCGCAGAATCACGGGCTGTATGGAAGATGACCGCAGAAGCATGGGGTGTTTCAACAGATGGCGGACAAACATGGAATGGCGGAATGACCGTTGATGGAGATACGATTGTAAGAATTTTGAACGCTGTTGGTGTTAATGCTGACTGGATTAATGCCGGAGCAATCACGGTAACAGATACCGATGGAAGCATCCTTTTCTCTGTGGATATGGACACAAAATCCGTATATCTCGACGGAAGTGTTCAAATCGGTGGAGGAAAATCTCTTAATCAAACATTCGCAAACTATCTCCAAGAAAGTAAGGATTATTCAGACGGAAAACTATCTGACTATGCTGAAACAGTAACTGGCTCACTGGGAGATTTGCAAGACCAGATAGATGGTCAGATTGAAACATTCTACTACGATTATGAACCTACGCTTCAAAACAAACCTGCATCTAATTGGACAACAACAGAAGAACGGAAAAAGCATGAAGGAGATTTGTTCTTTTGGAAGCCGAACAAAGAAACTGGTGAAGGCGGATATGCTTACCGGTTCTTTTATGATTCGACCGTAGGTAAATGGGAATGGGTTCTTGTACAGGACACCGATATCACAAAAGCTCTTGCGGCGGCTCAAAACGCACAAGATACCGCGGACCATAAGCGCAGAGTGTTTGTGACAAAGCCGCAGCCACCTTACGATATCGGTGATTTGTGGTCACAGGGAGAAGATGAAGGCGGAGATATCCTTACCTGTACAGTTTCAAGAGCAAAGGGAGCATCTTATGTTCAGTCGGATTGGCAGAAACTGAATAAATATACGGATGACACAAAAGCAGAAGAGGCCCTTGAAGCGGCGTCCTTAGCCAGAAACATGACCATGCAGCTCGATAATGACTATCAGGGAATCCCGGTTGATAGCGACGGTAACTATGCAGAGTTCCCGGAGTGCGCCACAACGGCGACCGTCATGTACGGCACACAGGACATTACGGATAACTGCACGTATACGATTACGACGTCTCAGAACATACAGGGAAACTGGAATAAGGAGACTAAGACATACACTGTCACCGGACTGACCGCAGACAGCGGATGGGTGAACATCAAGGCTGCATATCTGAATAACCTTGTCGTATCAAAACAGTTCTCACTTGCGAAACAGTACGCCGGACCGCAGGGGACCCCGGGCGTTGGAACAGATGGAAAGACAACGTATCTGCATATCCAGTACGCACCGGTACAGAACCCGACAGCGGCACAGATGAGCAAGACACCAAACAAATACATCGGAACTTATACGGACTTTTCCGGCGTTGACAGTACAGACCCAAGCAAGTACACGTGGGCAAAATTCGAGGGCGACCAGGGCGCACAAGGGCCAAAGGGAGCAGACGGCAAGTCGTCTTATACGTGGATGAAATACGCCACAAGACCGGATGGACTTGACATGTCAGACAACCCGGATTATGTACCGCTGTTAGACAGCGCCGGTAGTCCGATTCTGGATAGTGCCGGAGAACAAATCTACACGGTGACACAGGCGACCTATATCGGCATCGCAACGAATAAGGACACGGCTACAGAAAGCACTAATCCGGCAGACTATACGTGGAGCCGGTTTCGTGGCGTTGATGGATATGACGGAAAAGACGGAGCAAACGGCATCCCTGGAAAAGACGGTAAGGACGGAAAGACACAGTACACGCACCTTGCTTATGCCAACAGTGCAGATGGAACGAAAGACTTTTCGGTATCTGATGGAAACCGTGAATACATCGGAATGTACGTGGACTTCGTGGAAGCCGACAGCACCGACCCGACGAAGTATACGTGGTCACTGATTAAGGGGGCAGACGGAGCGCAGGGCGTGCCGGGAACACCGGGGGCGAACGGAAAGACGCCGTACTTCCATATCGCATATGCGAATAGTGCTGATGGTAGAACAGGTTTCTCCGTAGATGATAGTGTCAATAAGCTGTACATCGGGCAGTATACCGATTACACGCCGGATGATAGCACCGACCCAGCAAGATATAGTTGGACAAAGATTAAGGGTGAACAGGGGACTGCCGGAAGAACTTACTTCTTCCAAAGTAATGCGGATGTTCTTTTGATGGGAGCAGACAAAAAGATAACACCGGCACCGCTCATTGTAGACTCATTCTATCGTGATGGAAACGGAGAAGTTGCGCAGTCGCAGAAAGGCTGGTGGAAGCTAGAAAAATCCACCGACAACGGCGCTACATGGGCAACACTCACGGTATCACAGACTGCGGCACTTGACCGGCTGAGTATCAACGTCAATAGCCTGTCGCTCAATGCCCATGACATGCTCAAGGTTTCACTGTATTTTGATCAGTCGAAAACGAAGCTTGCGGACTACCAGACATATTCCGTTGCGGTTGATGTGGCGTCACTGACACAGGAGCAGATAGTTGATATCCTGTCAGACGATGGGAAGTTTAAGGGGCTGTACTACGAAAAAGATGAAAGTGGAAACCAGACGCTGTTTATCTCATTCAATGCTATGAAGGGTGGCGTTATCAGTCTTGGCGGCACGAATAACGGAAATGGCCAGTTGAAGATTTACGATGCTGACGGAAATCAGATATCAAGATTAGGATATACCGGATATGTCGTACTTAATAAGAACACTGGAAACCCGATGGTATCTCTTAACACTGCCGGATTGCGATTGTATACCGATTATACAGATGCAGACAATTACAATGCGCTGATGCTCGGGAAGTACGGGCTTTTCGCACAGAAAGTCCAGAATAAGGTTATTGAACTTTGGATGGAAGGCGATACGAGCAAAAAGTGGGAAGGCTACATTATACGGTATTTGAATAATAAAGTCCGAATAAACACTAACTCACTTTTTACGGACGGATGCGAACTTGGGGCGAACATTTTGACAAATGGAAGTCTCACTGTTGAGAGGGCCGCTGGATTGAAAGGCGGCGCTTATGTGCAGGGAAGTTTCTCTTTCGAGGACTCGGAGCAAACCGATGAAAGAAGCCCTGTCAGAAGAAGGCCTATAGCTACATTAGGAACTGTTGGAAAAAAGGTGGCGTTTATCGGATGCGGTCAAACACAGACCGGAGGCACCGACATTGGAGCTAGCTATAAAAACTATATCGAAGTTAGAGGACAGTTTACTGGTGCTAAAAATTTTGTAACAAGTAAATTCTATTCCGGTTCAGCCCCGTCCGACATCCGCTTAAAAGAAAACATCAAAAACAGTGAAACAGACGCTCTCGAAACGGTCAATCGCATGAAAGTCCGTCAATTCGACTGGAAAGAGCGGATGGGCGGATGGCATCAAAACATCGGTTTCGTGGCGGATGAACTGGAAGAAATCGACCCGAACTTGGCTCTAGGCGGCGGATATGACGAAAATGGCGAGATGGACATTAAGCAGATTAACAGTCCGTACCTTCTCAATTATGCCATTAAAGCCATACAGGAACTTAGTGCAAAGGTTGACGAGCAAGAAAAACGTATCAAGGAATTAGAAAGGAGATTACAGTAATGGGAAAATTTAACGAATATTCACAGAAAGCAACACCGGCGGACAACGACACACTGATGATTTATGACGCAACATCGAAATCAAATAAGCTTTCACCGTTCAGCGGAATCTGGAACTGGATTGTTGGGAAAATGACCAATGCGGTCATCAGCAACTTGCAGACGAACAACAAGACGGTACTGGGGGCGATTAATGAATTAAATAGTAATCCTCTGAGCATATTAACTAGAAGTGCCATTTTGCTTGAACAGGCGTTTGATTATAATGAATTAAAAACCACTGGAGCGTATTATTTAACAGGTTTCGACCCCGCTTTAGCAAAAAACAGACCAGCTGATTGTACAAATTGCTATATGCTGGTTTTTGCATTAATACCAACTAGAGTTTGCCAAATAATACTGCCAGGTAATGATGATCGTGCATGGATAAGGTCAACAGTGACTGATAGTAGCGAGTGGCGATCATGGGTAACAATTTTTTAATTCGTAAAATTACTATACAAGCAACTGAGTCAAGTGTAAGTGCCAAACTTATTAAATAATTTCCGTCTTCCCATTTAGTTGATTAAGAAACTTTGAAAATTTCATAAAAAGGAGTTGATAAATTGGAAATTAAAGGTATTGACGTATCATCCAATCAAGGAAAACCGGACTGGCCGAAAGTGGCTAAATCCGGTATTAAATTCGCCATTTTAAGAATTCATCAGAAAACAGGCGTTGACGGCTCATTCGAGTACAACTACAAGGGATGCAAGAGTAACGGAATCCTTATCGGCGGATATAAGTATTCATACGCTCTGACACCGGCACAGGCGATTGACGAGGCGGAAGATGTGATTGCCGCACTGAACGGACGAGGACTGGACTTCCCAGTGTTCTATGACCTCGAGTGGTCTAATCAACGGAAACTCGGCAAACAGGCAGTCGAAAACATTGCAGTCGCATTTCTGACCAGAATGAAGAAAGCTGGTTATAAGGTCGGTATCTACTGCAATCTGGACTGGTATAACAACGTTCTGACTGATGCACTCAGAAAGTATGAGTGTTGGATTGCACGTTATCCGGCTGGCGATAATGGTTCTGTGCAGGAAAGATTACGCCCATCTGTTGGTGTAGGCTGGCAGTATTCCAGCAAGGGAAAAGTATCCGGAATCAGCGGAAATGTTGATATGGATGTGTTCTACAAGGATTATAGAGGAACGGCACAGAAAGGAGAAACAACAGTGGCTAAAACAAAATTACAGAAATTTCTTGAACTTGGTGATTATTATGCTTCAAATGGCGGATATCTTGAAAAGAAAAGTAATGCCTATCTGGATGATTTTAAGAAAAATGCCGGATACAACAATTACACCAGATTTGCTCGTGATGTAAATTCCTGGGGGCAGCCGGGTTGCCAGGCTCAGCCATGGTGTGCAGAGTACCAGTTCTGGAAGCTGGCGAATGTTCTGGGAATCACAAGAGCATTGCAGATTATGGGCGGTGGATTCTATAACTGCAAGAGCATCACAAATCACGCCAAGAGCAATGGAACATGGCATAAATCACCAAAAGTCGGGGCACTGGTAATCTTCCGTAACGGTTCCCATGTTGGCTCTGTCCGCAGCTTCAATGGCAGTATCGTATACACTAACGAGGGAAACACTTCCAGTGCTGCCGGTGTGGTGGCAAATGGCGGAGCCGTGCGCAACAAATCCTACGCTATCAACGATTCTGCAATCGACGGATATGTTTGGATTGACTGGGGAAGTGAGGGACAGACTGCGGCTTGGAAAGCAACCGGTACAGCTACTTCCACAGCAGACGATTTATATGTCCGTGAAAGCCCGAACGGATATGTTCTCGGAAAAATCAACAAAGGAAACCGTGTTGAGATCAATGGAGAAAAGTCCGGTGCATGGACTAAGATCAAGGTCGCTGGAATCGGAATCGGCTGGGTTGCTACGAAGTACCTTGCTGTTGATGGAGCAAAAAACATGGCCGCAACTGCAACAACAATCGCCAAAAAGCAAGACAAGAATCAGAGGTTGTACACTGGACAGGTTACGGCTTCCAGCCTGAACGTCCGCACATGGGCTGGAGCAGAGTATCCGAACATCAAAAAGTATCCGATATTAAATAAAGGAAACAAGGTTGATGTTATGAACTTCACTCAGAAAGCAAGTGACGGTAGTTCCTGGTACTACATCCGCATTGCTGGAAAGTACTTTGGATTCGTTTCCGCAAAATATATCAAAAAGGTATAAGATTTAAGCCCCTTGGAGCTAATCCTTGGGGTTTTTTTCTTTTAACCAAATTTATGTTCTGATTGATTTTCCCTTCAGAACAAGGTATACTATCAACAGCCGCACAGGGGTTGAACTTATGATGTAAAGTTTCCTGTGTGGCTACGCACAAGTGAAGAGTGCAGACTGATTCCACCGTGCATGAACGGAAGAGCTGTATGTCCCAATTCGAGGCTGTTAGCAGCGGCACGAGTGGACAGTCAGGAAAAGAGTTGAGCATAAAAACCCGACTCTTTTCTTATTCTTCGAGATATTCCTGATATATCTGTTCTATTTCTCTTTTTCGGTTCTGCGATATTGAAACGATATCACCGGAAATCATTCTGATGTCAGATGCAATGTTTGCGATGTAATCCATGTTTACGATATAGCTACGGTGGCACCGGATAAAACGCCGATCCAGAACTTTTTCTATCTCATGCAGACGCCGGTAAAAACCATACTGATGCCTGCACGTGCAATGGATGATGCACATTTGACCACGGCTTTCTATATATTCGATGTTACGAAAGAAAACCCTGTGGAAATCACCTTTGAATTTTACAGTGAGCATCCGTTCTTCCAATCTTCCAAGTGTAGTATCAATTACGGAAAACACCCTTCCATCTTCATGCCCTTTGATAACATACTGTGTTGCCTGAACATCAAAAGCATCACGCATGTAGCCGGCATGAGCTGTCCAGAACATCAGACTTCCGGAATAACCAGAGCCACGTAACTTATATGCTACATCAATACCATTTTCGCCGTCTTTTAAAATGATGTCCAACACGATCAAGTCAAACCATTCACCGTCTTTCACATCATCCACAAGAGGGACACCAGAAGTGTATTCTGAAATCTGGTACGTTCTGTCGCCCTTTTTCTTCAAAAATGACTCAGCCCTTGCCTTGAAATAATCAATATCAAGCTGGTTATCGTCAAGTATCGCTATTCGCATTTATATCACACCCTTTTTTCGTTATGCGAAAACATGCTATTTATTCAATTTACCAATTTTTACGGTGAAATGTTGTAGAATTTACAATGTAGATAGTATTTATACAGATATTATACTACAGCAGTTTAATACTGTAAATGGGCTGAATTGCCGGAAATTTACCAAAGCTGCTCTCCTGTGTTAATAAAAGTGCTTAAATATCCGGCAGTCAGTCCATAAATAAAAGATATGAGAAAATTATATTTTACTTCTGATATGATATTAAATCTGTAGTATATTCACCTTCATATTCAGCCAACGGTCTGATTGTTAATGCGAAATCTACTTTTGATATTTCAGAAATCTCGTTCATTGAAAGGAAATCGTCAGTTGGAGTTAAGGTTATAATTGTTTTACAATTATTCAGCAAATATTTGTTGCACAGTTCATAATTCACATCGGAAGTTGTAAAGTCATTATAAGTTTCAGAAACTACATCGTAAACAAAATACTGACCAGTTGTATTCGTGATGCAAAACGTGAAACTGTTCTCTTTTGATGATACAAAATCAACGCTAATACCATCTTTATCATATATGTTTTGGACGTTACTTAACACAGGTGAAGATGTTTCCGTGGCTCCAGTTACATCAACATGCACCTGACCACTATCGAAAGCTTTAAAGCTTTTTGAATTATCATAAGCCCACAGCAAAATATCGAAGCTGCTCAATTCATCCATTTGATAATCTTTATAAAAATTGGTTTTTTCCCAAGCACTGGTAAGTTCTATAGTAGAATTTGCTTTTTTACCTGGTGCAACATCGGCAGAATTAAGACCATATTGGTCGCCACCAGCCATGATGCCGTTTATGGCATAAGCGTAAGGTGCAATACCTAAATTCAGATCAGAATTGTTTTCGATATACAAACCAATGGTTCCTTTTGATGGCGACTCTGTTAAGCCTTTTGTTTCGACGTGTACTCCGTTTTCATCATATAAAACAAAGTCTTCTGCAAACGTCGGGATAGAAGTGGATGAAACCAAAATGCTTGTGACACCAAGCACCGCTAATAATTTTAAATGCTTTTTCATAGTAAATCCTCCTTAGTAAAATTTGTATATATTATATCATTTAAAGCACAAGTAGTATAGTGAAATATAATAAAATTCGAGGTGTTATCAATGAAAACATTCAAACAAATTCTGGCCATTATCGGAATTATATTATACGTCAACTACATCATCAGTTCATCGGTATGCGTAGAAGAATATACAAACAGAGGTACTAGCATTTGTTCCGAACAACATATGCACAGACAATCAACAGTCAAAAGAAATGTCACGAAACAGATGCAGCATATTCCTATGCTTGTATTTTATTTTGCTCCAAAGAGGAATGATTTTACCTTTGCTATCACGAATAATTTCTATGCGATTGTAAATATTCCGGTATACCATTGGCAATTACCTCGTGGAAATATTGTTTCATCCCACTTATTCCGCTTTATTAGACATATTATAGGATATAATGCAAACATAAGTTCGTGGTATTCCATCTGCTAATCGAGCATATACTTTAATGTAGGCAGTAGTTTGCAAACAGGGAGGGTTATTTTATGGACTATAAGAAAGAGATTATAAAAATGATAGATGGAATTGAAAGTCAAAAGATTTTACGTTATATTTATATTATCGTAGCTGATATTTACAATGATTTACGGAGGTAGGACATATGGACAAAGATTTATTATATTCCGAAGAAGAGCAAAAGAAAATAATCGCAAAGATGGAAGACCCATCAAACAAAACAGGTCTTCCATCAGCAGCACTTATGTATGTAATCATTGATATGCTTGGTGCACAAGCGAACATGATTCAATCGTTACAAGAATCTATTCAGCAGTTGGAATCAAAAATCCGATAGGTTTTTTGGGACGGTCATTTTCTTTTGGAACAGATGTAAGCAAAAAATTCAGTTGATTGATGTGTTGAATAAGCGTTGACATTTTGCCATTCACATATCCCTTAAAGATCATAAGTACGGACTTCTCGTATCCTATTTCAGTGACGTGCATAGTAACTGATTGACCGAAATTGGTAAGCAGAAGTCCTACTTCATGTTCAGAATCAAGCTTCGATTCAAATTCTTTGATGTATTTGCAGAGAATTTCAAATTGCGTATCTGAATATGAATACGCCAAGGGAATCGGCTCGATATCGCCAATTTGTTTCATAGCAGTTTCGTAAATGGTTTTAGTATCTAACATAACGCACCTCACTCACTTAAAAGATTAATTAATTCAATAACGTGTTTCTTTTTGGCATCGGACAGCCCGAAGTATTTCTTTAACGCATCGGACAGTTCGGTGTCTTTTCTTATTTGCGCAGTCAAATGTGCAGATTCAACGGAAAAATCTTTTTCCGGCTCTTTTCCTGTCATCAGATAATCTACAGATACGTGGAAGAAATCTGCGATTTTTTGGAGCTTATCTTGTTTTGGAGTATACTTTCCCTTTTTCCAACTGGTTAATGTAGCAGTGGAAATCTCAGTTCCTCTTGAAACCTGACTGGGAGTTACTTCTCTTTCTTTACATAATCGTTCAAAGTTCTCGTAATACATGGATTTTCTCCTTTGTGAAAAGAACTAAGAAATCTTAATTTAATTATTGACATACTAAGAAAACTGTGCTATTCTTTAGAAGAACTAAGAAACCTTAGAATATCGCAGTAAAAAATTAAGAAATCCATATAATTGTTTGTTGGTAGCTTCATTATATAAGAAATCTTAGTTACTGTCAAGAAAGGAGTGAGAACTTGTTTAACTATATGGTTTTTGAAAAACTTTGCAAGGATGCAGGAGAAACTACTTATCAGGTTTGCAAAGATACGGGGATTAAATCTTCTACAATCGCTAATTGGAAAAAACATTCAGAAACAAATGGTAAAAATGGATATGTTCCAAAAGCAGATAAGATTCTGTTAATTGCAAATCATTTTAATGTTCCTTTGGAAAAATTTATAGAGCCATAGAAAGGAGTTACATGAACGAATTAATACCGATTAATTACGATTGTGAACAACCGATGATATCAGCAAGGGATTTGCATAAGGCATTGGGAATCAAAGAACGCTTTAGTGCATGGTTTGCTAGATATTCGGATTGTTTCGAAAAAGAGGTGGATTTTACAGGCGTAGACAAACCTACATCTGTAAATAATGGAGCTGAAATAATGCTTTCCGATTATTCAATAACAACAGATATGGCAAAGCACATTTCCATGATGACTAAAACTGAAAAAGGAAAAGAAATGAGGCAGTATTTCATCGACCTTGAAAAAGCATGGAACACACCAGAGCAGGTTTTTGCCAGAGCGTTGAAGATGGCAGACCAGACGATTGCGAAGCTGAAAGGTTCAGTTGAAACATTGACAGCCGAAGTTAACGTCAAGAACCAGATAATCGGAGAACTTAAACCAAAAGCTGATTACTACGATGAAATTTTAAAGAACCCGGGATTAGTTACAATTACCCAGATCGCAAAGGATTATGGAATGTCTGGCAAAAAGATGAATGATATCTTGCACGACTTGGGAATCCAGTACAAGCAGAGCGGTCAGTGGTTGCTGTATGACAAGTATTCAAAGAATGGGTACACACATTCAGAAACTGTAGATATCGTCAGGTCAGATGGAAGACGTGATGTGAAGATGAACACCAAATGGAAACAGAAGGGTAGAATCTTCCTTTACAACATGCTCAAAGGAAAAGGCATTGTTCCAATGATTGAGCAGGAAAATACCCAGATGACAATGTAGGGAGGACGAGACAGTGGCAGAACAGTTTTCTACATTCAAAGAGGATTTAGAGAATATCGGCATCCACATTACGGACGAACAGTATTCAGACCTCTGTGAGATTAACCTTTTTATGAAAGGGATGCCAGATATTCCGGTTTACAACATCCTACTGATACTCAAAACGCTTGGATTAATTCCAACCAAAATACCAGATAAGGAAAGCAGTCAGAAGCGCGACTCCAATACCAAGGGATGTTTTGATAATGAATTTGAGAGAAAGTTTGGAAAAATCAAAAAGTGATTTCTTTGCTTTGTCTTGTTTGGAAACATAGGAGTTTTTCCCTAAATCAGTCAAGTATATATTGGCTAAGTCAGTATTTACAAGACTTCGAGATTTAAGAGATTTCACGTAGTAGTTGTACGTCTGGTAATCGAGGCCAGACAATTGCAGAAGGTCATACTGATTCATGCAATCATTGGTAGCATTTTGAATCAAAAGACCGAGCAAGTCATTTTCATTTTGAATTTGCAAATTTTTATCTCCTTTCATTTTACTCGGCATGGCGGTGCCTGTAAATACATTATAGGTAGATAAGAAAAGAAAAACAATAGAAAGGAGCAGTATGAACGACTTAACAGTAACAGAATACAAGAATATTCGAGTTCTTACTACACAGCAGATTGCTGAAGCGTATGGAACTGACAGAAAAGTAATTTCCTACAATTTTAATCATAACAAAGATAGATATATTGAAGGAAAGCATTATCTCAAACTTGAAGGAGATGAAAAAACAGAATTTATTAACCGTCTTGAAAATCACGATGGTTCCAAAAATGCCAAAACTCTTTACCTCTGGACAGAAAAGGGAGCATTCCTTCATGCAAAGTCATTGAATACCGACAAAGCGTGGGAAGTATATGACAGACTGGTAGATGAATATTTCGAGAAGCCGAAATTACCATTGTGGACTATGGACGATAAAATCCAGATTCTTGCACAGGGAAACATCGAGCTTAAAGAAAAGATTGATGCTGTCAATGATGACTTGCAGGAGTTCAAAAGAGACATGCCTTTACTTGCGCTGGAATGTCAGAAAATCACAAAGGCAAAGAATCAGAAAGTAGTCCCGATTTTAGGTGGAAAGAATGCACCGGCATACAAAGATAATTCCATTCGTCAGCAAGTTTATAGTGACATTGATGCACAGCTTCGCAGGGAATTTGGTGTGAATACCTACAAGGCAATCAAAAGAAACCAGTGTGATGTAGCAATAAAAATCATAAACGAATATGAGCTGCCGATGTATTTGAAAGATCGCATTGATGATGCGAATGCTCAGAGTAGTTTCTTATAAGAAAGAGAGAAGATTAAATGGATTTGTACGATGTAGCACTTTTCTTTTCTATTGCAGCAATCATTTTAAATATAATCACTTTTTTCTTAAATCGAAAGTGATCAAAGAAGATTAATTGTAAAGGAGCGAATTTTATGAGTAAAAAAAAGAAAAAGAAAAAGGCTTCCAAGATGGTACGAACATCAAAGAAACCTATTTCCTTAACGTGTTTGATTAATAAGAAACCTATTTGCCAGATGGATATTTTTCGTTGAATGCTTCTAACGCAGAATCATAAGCGTTTGTGTATTCTTCGAAATAATCGACAGTGACATGAACTTTGCCTGAATCAATTTGAGCTTGACGTTTTAAATGGCACGCGTCAATGCAAATTGCAACGGCTAAATCATGTGCACGTTTTTCATTATCGGTCATTTTTACACCTCCCTTCGGAGAATATTATATCACATCGCAAAAAAGAAATGGCAAACTAAAAAAGAAGCAATCAGGAGGTAAAAATCAGATGATTAAATGCGAAAAAGGAAACGTATCAATCAACGGTGCGGGAAATGAAGTCATCCATGATCTTTCGGAGATCATATCTCGTACCTACAGTTCCTTTTCCAAAGCGTTCGGAGAGGAAAAAACAAAACAGATGATTTTTAAGGCGGTAAACGCCGGGATGGGAGCAGACAAATGACGAAAGCAGAGAAATTTAACCTTTATGCTGATACCTTATATGGAATGTGCCGGAAAGCACAGGACACAGTTCCAGAAGCGTGTGTGTGTTTTGAATGTAATACTTTCAACAGTGAAAAGTTAGGAACATATCGCACGATATGCGTCGGCATCACAACGGCTGAAGGAAGCAGAAAATATTACAACGTGTGTGAAGTATTACGTGATATGGAAGAAAACTTTGTATCTGTAAAAGCGGTGCTGAACAACCTGTTGATTAATGCCCCGTGTCCATACTGTGAAAAGGAGAAAGAAAATTAATGGCTGTAGAAAAAGAAAGCTCCGTGGATTTTGTCCCGGAGACCATTGAAGAAGAATATGCCCTGTTGGCAGGCAGATTGAAAGCTGTTGAAGCTTATCTTGATGCTTCAGATAGCGATTACGTCGACAAAAACGTTCTGGCTGCCATGTTAGGCATTTAAGTTGTAAGCAGCCCCGGCGGTGCAGGAACACCAACCGGAGCACGTATCTAACTTAGCTTGAGTAAGTTAAATACAGGATGATTATATCACACCTTCCTGTATTTGACAAATAAAAACACAGGAGGGCATTTTTAATGTCTAAAATCACTAAGGAAACTGGTAAAACACTTGCTTCTGAGATCATCAAAGACCTTGAGAAGGAAGCAAGAAACAAAGATCTGGCAATCATTGCTCTGCTGACTACAGTGCTGGCAATGGGGTTGCTGGGGAAAGGAAAATAGTGAGAACTTATTTAGAAGGGCTTGCAGTGTTCGGAGTTTCTGGCCTGGCAATCGTGTTCTTTGCTGTATGCTGGGCCGTGACTGATTTGGATGCACTCACGATTCTGGCATTGGATTATATCTTAATGAGTACAGTCGGGCTGGCAGTGATGCTAAAAATCAATGACTTCGTACACGACATTAAAAGGAAGGAAAAAGAAAATAAAAATGCAGGATTTAAACAGAACAACACTGACCGGATTCGTAACTGATCCGGCAGAAGTCAAATTTAAGCCAAGAAAGGGAAAGAGCTTTTTAGTCGTCAGAAGTGACCGGTTCAGCGGAACACCGGACGATATCATTGTTGAGATCCCGAACAGACTCAAAGGTACGTTCCGGGAATGGAATTGGATAAAAGTTTCGGGAAGAATCCGTTCCAAATGGGTTAGAGCGGATCACCAAGAGAAAAAGTACATGTATCTGGAAGCATACGATGTCAGCACCGAAGGGACGCTTCTTGTGAATACAGTAGAAATGACTGCAAACATTTGCAAGAAGCCGGTGCTGAGAAAAACGCCATTAGGAAAGACAATCTGCGAAGTTTGCGTGGCAATTAATGGATACAAGCGGTCAGAATACATCTCCTGTATTTGTTGGAGAGACCTGGCGGTGAAAGCTTCTGAATGGAAAGTAGGTACAAAAGTTAAATTAAAGGGACGTATGCAGAGCCGTGACTATTGGAAGAAGCAGTCAGATGGTTCCTATGTTAGAAAAACAGCATACGAAGTTTCAGTAATGGAGATGGAGGAAATCAAAGATGAAAAAGGTAACTTTGAAAAAACTCAGCGTTGAAAACTATAAGAAATTTGAAGCAAGAGAATTTGATTTCGCAGGAAGAACAGAAGTTTCCGGAAGAAACAGACAGGGCAAAACTTCTCTGATGGATGCATATTTTGATGTCCTGACCGGAAAACTGGCAGATGGAACACTTCCGAACAATATCCGCCGAAAGGTTGACGGTGAAGAAATTGATGATCCGGTGGTAAGAGAACTGGTTATTGACGTTGACGGAATGGAATATGTTGTCCAGAAAAAGACCAAGAAAGGAAAATCATCCAATACGGTTGAATATTACGTCAACGGAATTAAGCGGAACAAAACCGAGTATATGGAGATTCTTAGAAGGATTGCCGATCCTGATACGATTGCCATGTGCAGCAACGCCAGAGTGTTTTTGAATGAGATCCAGAAAGCAACAGCAAAAGCAAGGGAAACACTGGGGGGAATAGCTGGATTCAGTGAATCACAGTTCAGAGCAGAGCATCCGGAATATGAATGGATAAAAAGCGAAGGTGTGGAAGGAGATTCTATCGAAGAAATTTTAAAAGCCCGCAGAAGAGACCTGAGAAAAGCTAAGTCAGATGTTGATGATATCGCAAAGCAGATCAGAAAAGAGCAGAGCCGACAGGTTGAATGCGATGAAACACTTCCGGCGCAGAGGGACGATCTTCTTGACTTGCTGAAAGAAAACGAGAAGCAGGAGAAAGTACTCAGTGATGCTTCAAGAGAATACGACCGGATTTCTATTGAGCTGGCAGGGCTGAAGCGTTCAAGGGACGCACTGGTTG